TAGCAGGTGATTACGTTAGCAAACACAACGAGATATACTTGGAGTGTTTTTGCGAAAAAAGGGACGACTAATTTCATCGCTGTAAATTCAGCGAATGGAGGGAATTTATTCACTTATTTTGACTTAAACACTGGTGCAGTTGGGACAACGGCAAGCGGTGTAACAGCGACAATTGCTCCGTATGGAGATGGATGGTTCCGGTGTTCATGCTCGGTGATAACGGTCGGGACTAACGGCTATTTTGCAGTTTATCTTGCCAATGCAAACGGATCACTTGCGGTCACTAGCGGTAAAACCGCTTACCTCTGGGGCGCACAACTCGAAACCGGCTCCGTCGCCACCTCCTACATCCCCACCACCACAGCCGCCGTCACCCGAGCCGCACGCTACACGACCATCGCCGGGGCCGAACTCGGTGAGGACATTCGCTTCGACGCGGTGACGAAGGAGTTGGGCCGGGAGCAGTGGTTCCTTGGCGACCCGACGAGTCTGGCGGGAGTGTATAAGAACGCGGCGGATAAGGTGGTGTATAGGGGGGTGTCGCTTGGGGCGGAGTTGGTGACGAATGGCGGGCTTGATAGTGATACGGCGTGGCAGAAGGGAACAGGGTGGGCAATAGGGTCGGGGGTTGCTACACACTCCGGCAGCACCAGCGGAGCATTTACCCAAAATATATCAGTGACCGCAGGGAAAACGTATAAGATTTCTGTAACTGTTAGCGGTAGAACTTCGTCACAAGTGAATGTAGCACTCGATGATGACGCGACCATTCTCGTAATTACAGCTAATGGAACTCATAGCGTATTAAAGACAGCAGTAACTACAGGATCAAGGCCGCTCCAGTTTAATGCTATTACAACTTTCGATGGATCAATAGACAACATCTCCGTCCAAGAAGTCAAAGAATTCACCTCCACCACCTCCCTCACCGCCAACACCCCTATGGTCATCGGCGTGCATAACGGCACGGACGGAGCCACGCTATACATTGATGGCACGGCAGAAGCCACCGACGCCACAATGACGACTCCGGTCACTTGGGGCACCACGGTCAGGATTGGCGCGGATACGGCAGCGACGGCGGGGAATGTGCTGAACGGCAGCGTGAGCAATATTTTAAGTATTAAAAGAGGTCCGTCAAATTGGATAAAGAAAACTACCAAAAATAATATTATCAATTTGTATGATAAAAAACGTTCTATTTATTCCATTGAAGATCTAGCTGCATAAAGGAATACACAACATGAAAAAATTAATATTTCTTTTATTCTTTTTACTTTTACCATTCATATCTTTTTCAGAAGAAATAAAAACTGTTGATATTGTTTTACAAATCAAAGCCCCATACAATCAGAATATTGATGAAGCCATGAGTTTATTGGCACAACAATCTATCCAATTATTTAATTCAGGGGGCAACCCAAATGCTCAGAAATTTGAAGAGTATTTGGGTTATGTAAATACCCCAGTAACAGCAAACCATATCAGGGTCAGGGTTGGTCAAGAATATGCCCGTATTATTGAGTTAATTGGGGAAAATGAGATAGTTAAATTGGTAAGGGTAGAATGGCCGGATAAAACACCGGAAGGAGGATGGGAACCAATTACCTTTATTGTGCAATGTTATGATCTGAATAATCAACCTTATCCTTGTATCGTGGAATTGGGTAGGATAAGTCACTAAATAAACAACAAATAAAAATAATAATGGCGTTACCCAATATAAAGGTAACGCCATTATTATTTAGAAATCTTCTTGATAATAAACAATAAAATCACCCACATATTTTTTTCTGATAATAGTTCCTTGAATAGGAACTATAGTGGTTTGAAACTTGGTGTTTATTTTAAATCCCACACCAATTAGTTTTTTCTGTAATTGTGGAACATCTTTTTCTTCCAGTTTATGTATTCTCAATTTTACTTTTTTCATATTTTACCCTGTGAATTTCCGATAATAATCATAATCAAACTTTTCATAATATTCTATAGTTTTACATTTTTTTTCAATAACAAAAGCTCTGAAGGTTATTGAATCATAATTTTCCTGTTGTTTAATGGCTTTATGAAAAGACAAATTGGCGAAACCTACTGGAATGGCAGAACCATAAATAATAGCATGTAATCCATCCTTGGCATATTGACCACAAGATTTGCCGCACCAACAATAACGAAAGTTTTCAATCCTTAGTTTTACAACATCTTGACAATGTGGGCAAAATATTAATTTCATAATTTTTTACTTTTAATAGTGGTGGTAGTTCCATCAGGGAAAATAATTAAAATAGGAATATTATATTCTTGAGCAACCTTAACAATAGACCAACACCCACTACGGATATTATTGATGTAGTTATCTGATACTACCAATAGAAAATTGGTTTGTTCCGCCATATTTTTTCTACGTTTATCATAACTGGTTGGATTATGAATAATTGGAGCTTTGCATAAAGCTCTATTTTTACGATTATTCAAAGGATGGATGATGATTTTATCCATTAAATCATTTTCAAAACAAAGAGTATGAAATAATTGTTCTGAACCAATCTCATCGCCATGATGGATTTCCTTGATAATCTCTTTATTTTCTTTTAGAAAGCCTAAAACTTTATTTCTTTGAATAGTAGTCATGCCCTGTCTACTTCCTGAAAACCATAACTTCATAAGTTATCCTTTTTATTTTTTAATTATTTGTTTAGCATCAGGCCAATCATTTTTTAATTCTTGTTCATTTTCATAAATAATAAATACACTATCTTTAAACTCACAATATTCTTTAAACTCTTCATCAGTTAGAAAAACAACTGTTTTATTTCTATCAATGCACCAAGAGAGAATTTTTACACAAATAGATGCGATAATAGATTTAAACATATTATTTATTATCCTTAGAAAGATTTTCTTTTTCTCCTAAACGTTTCTTTCTGGAATCATATTCTGTAAAAACACCATCACAAATACCAACTAATTCATTGGTTAACTTGGTAGGATAAGCCATACATTTTTCTTTTATGATCTTTAAAGCTTCAATAGCTTTTTTCTCTAGGGTACTCATTCTTCATTATCTCCTTTATTTTTGATATTTTAAACATTGAATATTAAATGGTTTGGCTACCCCAGCAGAGTATTTTTCGACAACGGATAAAGCATCAATAATTCTTTGTTCTGGTGTGAGTTCTTTGTCTATAAAATCTAGTTTAGAAAGAATTTCCATTGCTCCCATTGCATATGATTCACCACAACCACAAGCATCAAACCTATCTCTAATTTGGGCTACCTGAAAATCACATTCAATTTGATATAAATCACCTTTATAACCAACTAAAAAGAAACCACCCGTTATTTCATTATTATTTATTTTAGCATAGCCATGTTTTTTAAAACATTCAATAACTGCTTCAATAAAATCAGTACACATATAAGTAAAATCATCTTTGCTTGGTAATTGTTCAGGAATAACAAGTTGGTATCTAATCAATTGGCCCATACGAAAAGAAGAAGTAAATCCAAAAATCATGTTGTTTTTGATAAATACTTTAGAATCAATTCTCTCCCTTATATTAAAATGACCATCTACCCCAGCAGAATCAGCACCAATATAAATATCTTTGTTTTTGTCAACAAAGCCAATAATACAAGTCATATCATTTATTCTCCTGTTGAGACATATATTTTTCATATCCCATCTGTATAAAGTGCGCTGCTTTTAAAAAATCCAATTCCTGCTGGCCTTCCCTTGCATTTTTACCATAACGTTTAATATATTTTTCCGCTTGTCTAAGACATTCTTCAATAGAATACTCAGTACAAATATCCTGTCCTTTATCCCCATATTGACTGACTGTATAATTTTCTATATGTTCAATAACTCTTGCGGTAAAAGAAATAAAATCCTTGGTTCTTTGACTAATGTTTTTAATAATGCAAGGAATTACTATTTGGTGAATATATTTATCACTTTCTGGTTTGTTTTCAATTTTATCCAGTTCATCTGATAATTTTATAATCTCTTCTATAAGTTGTTCTTTACTATCGTCTGACATTGACTTTTACCTTTCCTTCATTGATTTTATCATTTAGTGATTTTTTCAATTCCTCTAGGAAATCAATGATTACTTGTTCAGCTTCTTCCTTGGTATCAAAAATCAAGGGTACATTATCTTTTTTAGCTTGTATCCATTCAGTCTTACCACGCATTTTTAATTGAACCGCATAACGTGTTTTGTTCATACCATCTTCTCTTGAATATAATTTTATAGTTCTTAAGTTATGTCTTTTCATTACTCTTATTCCCCTTCTTGTTTAACACATAAAAAGCCCAAAAAACTAAAACAATAAGAATTACCAATTTATATTCTTTTAAAAAGTAATAAATATAAAACCCATCTCCATTGTAGATTTCATTTACCAAGGTGTAAGCCAACATGAAACCAAAACCCAAAAGAAAACCAAAAAAAATCACCAATAAACAAACCCAGAAGAAATTAACATGAATTTCTCCTGTTTTATCTTTTTTAATTAATTTCCAATCCATTTCAGGCTCCTTCTTCAAGTTGTTTTGCATATAGTTTCAAACATTCTGCTAAATGTTCTGGTTGACAATCAAGTTTTGTTTGAAAATAACTTGTAATTTCTTCAACGGCATTTAGATAATTGCCATAATGATAAGACATACAAACATCACCACAATTAATATGTATAAAAGTTTGTGGGTTAACAAAAGTATCATCTTTTGTTTTTTCTATACATTTAGTTTTGCTCATAATTTATTATCTCCTACAACAGTCATATCTCTTCGTTTGGCAGGAATACCGATAAGCCGTACTGATCTTTTAAAACAACATTGATTATAAAAATAATCAGGAACACCTTCACCAGATTTAAAAATTTTCTCTTCTACTTTACCACATGCAGGACATTTAAAATCATAAAGTGGTGACATTTGTTTTCCTTTCTAACTTTCATTGGTATATTGGTGTTTATCAGGATCATTTAAAGCGTTAACTAATAACATTAAACGATCATCGTTATCATCGTCAATTATATTATGCCATAATTGTTTTTTACGTTGTTCTGGATCAAGTATCCATTTATCCAAAGGCCATTCTTTATTATCAAATGGATGACAATAGACTGGTTTCCATTTAGGATTGGTATGCTCAACCCCACCCCATTTTTTGTGCATATATTTTCTATTTAAATCAAAACTTCTTCGGCTTCTTAACTGTAATAATGGATTACGTCTAACCGTGGCACTTTCATAATGGTAAAATAAATTACGATCACCACAGTTATTAATGTATTTTATTCCTGTTTTTTTGACTCTGATACGGTAATCATCATCCTCGACATAATTGAAGAAATTTTCATCAAATAAACCAACTTGTTCAAAACAAGTATTACTGATTATAAAACAATTAAATTGATGGGAAGATTCTACAAAATCATAAGCTTCATGGTAGTTTGATTCTATTGTATTCCAAAATTTATTATTGAGAAAAGCCGTATCACTACCAACAATAACAACAGCACTGTAATTATTTTTTACAAACGCTTCCCTTAACAGAATATTCCAACCACCAGCCACAGCCCAATTGTTTATCCTACGTTGATATACATTTAATTTATCAAGATATTTATTAATGGTTGGTTCCATTTCTGGATTAGTATACCCTTGCCACAATAAACCTTTATCTACTTCAGCAGGAATATGTTTATACCATGAATCAAGACATTTATCCAATAAATCTGGATTGGAATAAGCTAAAGTGGTTAATAGTATTTTTGACATAACTAGATAACCTTTGGAAAATGACCATAATATTGATTACTAAATTTTAAACAACCTTTTTGTATAATTAAACTACAATTATAATCGTTATTCTCAAAATGTTCTTGTGCATGAATAATATGTAATCCACAATAATAGTCTTTAGCAATATCTTCAATAATGTTTTTTACATATTGTAATCCAAAATCAATATGTTTGTGGTTTTGGTTAATATTAAATCCCCTTTGCCGATAAATTTGTTCATTTGGAAATAAGAGACAAAGATGACCCCCTTGTTTAATAACTCTTAACCATTCAATTAATACTTTTTTAGTGTCTTCAAAGTCTTCTATTAAATGTGACGAATAAAGATAATCTATACCTTCATCGGCAAACATATAAAGGTTACTGGCATCACATTCTATGTTTTGTGCATTATCTCCTTCAAAAGCATAGCGTTGACCTTGGGGCAAATCTACACCAATGGCTGATGGAACAATTTTATCACCACCATATCCAAGGTCTAGTCCATTTCCTTTACAATATGGTAAAAACAATGAGCGGTGTTTTGCTGTTTCAGACATTTTATCTCCTTATATTTTCAAATGTGTTTATAAGGTGTTCAACAGTTATATTTTCACAACAATAAATTTTATCTTTATTACATTCCGTGAATGTTCTTGGTGCTGGTAATTTATGATGACAACCAACACATTCTAATTCATCCAACCAAACAACCGTGGTTTTATCCCAATCATGAATACGGTAATTAGGATTGATACAACCAAAGAAAGCAAATATAGGTGTTCCAATTGCTTGTGCAAAATGCATCAAGCCTGAATCCCAAGATAGGAACATTTCAGATTGATAAATAACTTTAACTGTTTCATTGAAAGGTATTTTTCCAATCAGATTTAAACCAATCCCAAGATAGTTTTCAGGATTAATACCAACCTCAACAATATAATATTTTTTCTCTTCTTTAAGATATTGTATAAATTTTTTCCATATTGTTAAAGGTATCATTCGATTTTTCCAAGTATTATCTGAACAAACCACCAAGGTGTTTTCAGCTTTTTGCACTGTAGATTTATCAAACCCATAATAACGTGGAATCATTTCTTCAGGATATAACGCAATGTTAGCGGCTTTGCAATAAGCTTCAATAACGTGCATTTCCGGACGTTTTTCATAAGCCATATTCAAATCCACCATTAAATCATATTGCATTTTATGTTTTAGATTTTTACCATATTCAGTAATATATGGGTTATTTAAAAAAGGTTGTGGACAAGCGGTATTTACAAAAATCTGACATTGGGGATATTTTTCTTTTAAACCTCTGATAATAGGTTCAACCATTAATACATCACCTATGGCTCCTTGTCTATCTATTAATATTTTCATAGGATCAAACTTTCTGGTTTTCAGATATTTTTTCCATCTGGTTCTAAGAAAATAATTATTTTCCTGTTCATATTTTTTAAAATCAATTTCTACTTTTTCATGTTTAAATGATTGGTGGTGAAAATGTAAAATATCAATATCTTGACATTCTGCAATTTTATATCCTGCACTGCGTAACCTTAACGATAAGTCAGCATCTTCACAAAAGGCAAAGTACATATATTTATCTTCAAACAAACCACCAACATTATTGACTGTTGCCCGATCTACAATGAAACAAGACCCCTCAATATAATCAATTGGATTACCTTTCCTCGGTTGCCCTTTGCCTTCTTCCCCAATATAACCAAAAGTTTGTTTGTTGCCTATTTGTGCTAATCCATGATTGTTTTCCAGTAATTGAACAAGTTGGTTATCCCAACCTTTTGTTTTAATAATCAAGTCATTATTTAAAACACAGAAGTATTTAGAGTTAGTAGAATTGAAAATATTATTATGGGCAGAAATAAAACCTAAATTTTCTTTATTTCTGACATATTTGATACGTTTATCTTTTAATTTGGACAAGTAATCTTGGGTATCTTTTCGAGAAGCATTATCGGAAATAATAAGCTGATAATCAGACGTAGAATTTTCTAAAATGGATTGTATGCACTTTTTTGTTACATCAAGTTGGTTATAAACCAACAATGAAATAATCAATTGCATATAAGTTATTTTTTCCCCCTTACCTTTTCCATGAGTTTTCTTTTACGATTATTATAAGCGGTTTTATTTTTTACTTTTTTACATTTTTTACAAACTCTACTGGAAGTTTTAACCATTGATGGCACCCAATTGACACCTTCTTTTAAAGGATCTTTACAAATACGACATCTTGGTTTGGTTCCTTTGACATGTACACTTTTATGGGATGTATATTGTTTTAATCGGAAAAATACAGCACCACAAATTTTACACTCATATTCTTTATAAATTTCTTTTTTATCCATTACGCTCCTCTCCAATAAAGGTAATTTTCCAACCCATTTTATTACATAATTCTTTAGCTTCATCTTTTGTTTCTTTAGCATCCATCCAGAAACCCTTATCATCATCTACAATAATTGCCCATACCCAATAACCAAGATCACTATTGTTATTAAGATATACTTCAAGGTTTGGTTTTAAAGCATAATCAATTCCTTGTTCATAACTTATCGGGGCATCCCATTTAAACTCTTTTGCCCATTCAGTTTGTTCTATCTCTTCTCGGGTCATATCTCATTTCCTTGGAAATTAATTATAGATAACAAGGTTAATGAAAAGGCCACACACCTCATAAATGTGTAGCCTTTTACTACCTCTCTTCTAATACATAATAATCAAATTATTTAATATTTACTTGTTTCATATTGACTTTAGCGTCCTGCAAGGTCTTACGGAAATTTTTACCCATGCGGCAAATGGTCTGGATACTCTTACGGGCTTTACCAACTGCCGATTTATTTCCGCCAAGGAACTTATTAATGTTTTCTGCCAGTTCATCAAAGGCATTCTCAACAGCAGAGAATTGATTTTGGATTTGGTCAGCATCCTTTTTAGTCACCTCACTACGAACACCGGCAACTCGACCACGACCACGGGGTTTGGTTTCTTTCTTTGCAGCTTCCTTCTTGGCCGGAGCCTTGGCTTTCCCTTTACCTTTAGCTTCAACCTTTTCTTTGCCTTTTACGGCTTTTTCTTCAACTGGTTTTTCAGCAGCCGCCGCTTTACCTTTTCCCTTTGCCTTCGGTTCCTCTTTAACAGTTTTCCCTTTAGCTTTTTTAACTTCTTCTTTTTTTACTTTTGCCATGACTTTTCTCTCTTTCAGTTAGTGGGTTTTGAGTAAACCAACTGGTTTACCATGCTCTTCGTGCAAAACAATAATCAATGAATTTACAGTTTGCCCGAAAAAACTTTTTAGCTGATGAAACGTACTGTCTGGATATAAACTTTTAAACACATTAAAAATATCACGCTCCACAAATCCGACACCATTAAAAGTAACTTGTTTCACCCCCTTGCTTGGTTTGATTTCCTGTGAACGGTCAATCTCCATATCTAAATCAACTTCATCGAACTTAAATTTATTTAAAGCCTTTACTTGTATATTGTCAACAAATATTTTTGCGTCTGCATAGAAAAAAGCAAAGTTTAAATTATCGGTGAGACAAAAAGTTGAATAAAATAGCGGATTTTGCTTCAGTATTGGTTGTAACGGGTTATCTGTTTTTTTTGTGTTCCTGCTTTTCAATAGTGGTTTTTTTGCCATGATAACCTCTCTCCATAGTTAATAATCAGTGTAAGGACCGCTGGCGTCCTCAGCCATAAAATCATAAACATCCAATTTGTCTTGTTCCTGCATATATTGTTCAAGTGTATAACCATGTTCATTATCTTCTGTCAAAATTTTAAAAAGTCTTATTTTCAATAAATGCTCATAAAAATTCATAGGCTCCCAACCACGACACCGGAAATTTGGCATAACGTGATTGTTATGTTTATAAATACTGAGAAAATTACGGTTATTCTTGCTACTTATTTTATGTTTTACACATAAACCAAATAAACTGATAACTTTCCTTTTTAAAGAATGGAATTGTTTATAATGTCCTTTCTTTTCACCTTTAAAATGTTTACAGGCAAAACAGAAACCTATTTCCTTGGTAAACCATTCGCTAGGAATTAAATCAAATAGTTTTGGAGTCATGAACATACTGAAGTATTGTGGCCAATGGGCATACAGATTTTCCATCTCCCGATCTTTGGCAATGGTTGCAAAATGTTCACACAAATCTAATATTTTATTTTCTCGGTATTCTTTAGTTTCTTCATCCATCAATGGCATCATAAACAAATCTTCACGATACCGTTTGATACGGCGTTTATAATTATCATCCTTAGCCAGAAAGCGTTGTTCTTTTTTGAAAGCATTCCGCTGCATAAGACTTTCAAAAAATTCTCTTTGTTTATTTTTTTTCGTCATAGCATCGTCCTTATATAAAAACAGTTTATGAATTTAAAATAAACTGCCATTATTCCATTGTCAACGATTTTTTATATTATACTGGTTTTTTGCATATTTTCCAGAAATTAAACGCCTCCTCTTCCTCACACATATAATTTTCCACAAAATCTAACCAACGTTTCGGACTGACAATATCCTTGACCATTGGAATATCTCTGCCGGTGTTATCCACAATATAATTCAGATACATTTCCATGACAGGCTCATGAATTCCATCATTGCTTTCATAGAAAAGTTTATAACCACAGCGATCCCGTTCATTAATCACCAAATCGTCAATTGTTTCCTCTACAAAACCTTTGATCCGGTAACTGTAGCACTTGTAGTCATTTAGCCCTTCTTCTTCGTCATAATAGAACTCAAGAAACATCTTTTTAAATATTTCCTGCTCCTTGGGATATTTGGTTTTGAATTCTTTTAAGGCTGAAAAAATAGCCCCATCTTTTTCTTCTTTTAAAAATACCTGCAAATATTTTTCATTATATGGATTAACTAAAAATTCTAGGATATTTATTTTATTCTTATATTTAAATTTGGTTAAATGACTGTAGTTATGTAAACGGTCAATGGCTTTCCTGAAATCATCTACAGTATGACCAATAGACATAAAATAAGAAACACTAACAACCAATTTTTTAAAGGTCTTGGTAGGGGTTTTAAAATTACTATTTGTTTTGGAAAATTTACGATTGTTTTTATTATTAAAATATTCAATAATCTTTACAGTATTAAGAATTTCTAATTTACCGTCTTTCTTCAATAGTTCAAAAAATCTGAATAAAGTTTTAATATCTATTCTACCGGCAAATGAGTCAAAATTTTTCAAACTTATTAAACTATTTAAATTATATTCAAAACCATATTGAGTTTCCAATAAACGATTTAACTGATTGACCAATTTACTGTCAAATGTTAGTTCGTTCAAAGGTCTATTCAAAATATCAACAAATGTAGGGTCAAGTTGTTCAATAGTTTTTTGTTTATCTAATGGTTGTTTTCTTCTTTTAAATTTTTCAGCAACGCTGGATTTTTTCAAGGGAGGTGGCAAATGATTTGTGCTTTGCCGTTTAAGGTTTAGACGCATAATTTTTTTCTCCTTTGCAGGGCAAACAGAAACAGAACTCTTGGAAGCGACGGCAGGAGCTTCAATAAGTTTCGTAAGAAACTTATTAGTAATAGGTTTATAAGTATTATAGTAAATACTAGTATTATCAGTAGCAGTGGATGAATTGAGTAAAAAGTTCTTTAATTTTGAACGCTTACAAAGAAATTTTATTTGTTTGGACAAGTATTTTACTTTATTTTGGTCAAGTAATTTTGGTTCCAAAAAAATTTGATAAGCTAATGGGTTGTTTGGAAAATTAGGAAGTAAAATGACTTGGTGCTGACCACCTTTGTTAACTGATTTAAAGTTTTCTCTGACAACCAGTTGACAGTCTTCCAGAGACTTGATGACTTTGGCTATATTAGTTGGGTTGATTTCCAGACGGGCAGCAATAGTGTTGTAGTTGAAATAAACAGGACGACCATTTTTAAAAAAGTCATGGAGAAAATAAATTAGCTTCTTTTGATTTTTACCTATCTTGGTAAAACCCATTTGCTTGATAACATATATAGGGTTGGCCTTCTTAGACCAAGGGGAGTTTTTCAGGAAGGAAACTTTACGGGTATAACTTTTGCAGTGGTAGAGGAAGTTTTTTATTTCAGGTTTGTTCTTATTGATAAATTGATTTTTTTCTACTTGCTTTTTCTTGGTAATGCACTTAGTATTTTTATTGACCATGACTCTTCGCGCTCCTTCTCAAAAGGTTAGGGTTCATGGTTTGCCTCTCTTCTTGGGGAACTCATTTGGTGGTGGGTTCCCCTTTTTTTCTTTGAAGAAAAGAAACAACCCAAAAACAATAACCTTCAAATAGTTTAGTTAACATCGTGAAATACAAGTATAATTAGGACAGTATTTTAAGTCAACAAAATATTCTTATAATAAGGGGAAAATTGTTTTTTGAATTGTTTGTACATTTTTCTTTCTTTTTTTACCTTTATTAATGGTGCATAAATTCTATTTTTATTATTTTGACTATAGTACTGATAAAACCATGTTAACAATAAATTAATCACCTCATTCATTGGTTTATATTGTCCAGTTAATATTTTAATTTGTTCTTGTAATAAGATATAAAATTCTGCCTCAATTACAGTAGATAGAATGAAACCACCAGCAATATCAGTATTTATATCTTTTGAATTTCGATGAAATTTCTGATTTTTGTTGTTTTGAATTATATCTTTAATATTGTCAGGATGATATTCTTGATTATGATTTAAGATTAACCGTTCAAGCATGATGGTTTGAAAATCTTCAAGGAACTCAAGTGAACCATTGAAACGGTTGACAAGATTATATCTTTCCACTTTTGACATATTTTTTTTCTGTAGTTTTTTATGTAACATAAGAGTTACCTCTTGCCTTTTGTTAGTGAATGGAATAAAAATAATATAATGATTTATTTTATCAGATAAATAGGAGAGATTTACATGCCGCCAAGATTAAGATTAAGTTCAAAACGTGAAAAAAGCAATAGAATAAATGCCAAAAAACAAAAAATGGCTAAATACCTTTCTAAAGGGTTGAAAGTCAATGAAGCTTGTCTTTTGGCTCAAGTAACCAAAACAGAACTTGCTGAAATGCGTTCTGATGTAACTTTTGAAGATTTTGTACAGCTTAGTCAGGCAAAATTGGAAGCAGATCAGTTAGAAAACATAACTGATGCAGGAATTATTGATTGGAAAGCTTCAGCATGGTTCTTGGAAAGAGTATACCCTGAAAAGTATGGTAAAAAAGATACTATTGAACATAAATATCAAATACAAATTGAAACCTTCCAAAACGTTGTTCTTCAAGTTATCAATGAGTGCTCCCCGCAACTGAAACAGAAAATTATGCAGAAACTAAAAAAGGTAGACTTAGGTAATCCATTAATGTTGGAACAGAATACAAGTGTACCAATTATTGATGTATGTGATAATCGGATTGTTGATGTTGAATATGTTTAAAGGGGTTATATAATGATATCTAAAAAAAGACACCAAGAAACAGCATCATCTTTGTTGGGAAAGGATACTAAAACATTCCTAAAGAGTGGTGTGTCTGATTTAATATCAGGTATTGATTTGCCCATATCAGAGTTATTGCCTAGAAAATCAGAAGATTTTGTTCAAAAGGTGTTAAAAGATACAAAAGGAAATCTGGTTGTAAATGAACCTGTGCATAACATAATGCACAGGTTCATTCGTATAGCAAAGAAAAAAGGATTTAATAAGCAAATGATTTTGGGGGCGTATGGTTTTGGAAAAACAGAACAAATGTGTATAGGCTATTCTTTGTATAGGATAGCACAAAACCCAAACCTCCTTGTGAAAATTGTTCATGTATCTGACACAGAGGCTACAAAACGTTGTAGAGCTTTGCGGGATTATATAGACCGTGATGAAGATTTTCATAACATAGCACCACATATACAACCAACAAACATATGGGGTTCAGAGCGTTTTACAGTAAATAGAGAATCACCATCTGCTAACTGTACTGTAGAGGCTTATTCAGTTTTGGGAACAGGTATTGGTGGTCGTGCTAATCTTATTATTTTTGATGATCCACAAGATCTAAGAACAGCAGTATATGAACCAACAACCAGAATAAAGATAGAAGACACAATAAAAAATATTTGGATAACTCGTTTAATACCAGAAGATTCTGAAATAATATTAATGATGAATAAATGGCATAGTAATGATGTAGCAGCTTATGTAAAGAAAAATCCATCATGGGCGTGGATGAGTATATCGGCAGATGAAACGCTTAATCATTTAAATTTTGAGGATTCTTTTGGTAGAAAGTTTAAATTACCTTTGTGGTCTAAGTTTAATAAAGCAGCATTAGAAGATCGTAAGATGACGTTAGGAGAAAGGGACTTTAAACGTGGTTATTGTTTAATACCCTATACTGATAATGATAAAACTTTTGGTAATTTTGAAAAATGTTGTCATTTTGGTGTTTCCCCAAGAGCATTATTGGAAAATGAAAATAACTGGTTTTTTGTTGGGGGTATTGACTTTTCTGGTCAAAAGCGTCCCGGTACGGTTTTATCCATTGTAGCTGTTCATAGAAAAACTGGATTGAAACTACCTGTGGAAATTGTTACCATTAAAAAAACCTCGGATTTGACAGGACATATAGTTAGAACTTTTAGGGAATATGGTCCTGATTTATATTTAGCAGAAAACAACGGGGTGCAGGATGCTATTATTGATTTATTACAAACAGCGTTAGGAGAAGAAAAGTTTAAAAAGTATAATATTAAAATTGAAGGTTTTTTAACTGGAAAAGCAAAGATGGATATAAACTCTGGTCTTCCTTCAATGGATAAAGAGTTCGAACAAAAAGAATGGATGTTTTGTTTTAATGATAAACCGGATATTGCTGATGATATGGAAAATAATCCGTGGTCGAGAATGTATTATGAGATGTTTAACCATCCTTTTTATGAAACATCAGACATAGCAATGAGTTTATATTTTTGTAGAGAAGCTGGAAAGAAGCTTATTCGTGGTGAAAATGGTGGACCTAATGTGTATTAATTTTAAAAGGAGTTAATTATGAAAAGTATACTTTTATTTTTGTGTTTTTTGTTTTTATCGGTAACTATTAGCCAAGCAGAAGTTATTCATGAATATGATAATTCAACTTTTTTACATGTTGGTGTCAGTGCTTTAATTGGTGCCGGTGTTGATGGATTTTTGTATTATGCAACAGAGCCAGAAGTAAGGAAACAAACCAAAATTCCTCGCAGGGCTTTTTCTTTTATTAGTTGTAGTGCTGTTGGGGTGGTAAAAGAAAAATTAGATTATGATTTTAATGTTGGTGATCTTATTGGTGATTTGGTTGGTTGTGGTTTAGGTGTTTATGGCGGTGATGAATTCTATATTAGTGTTGATTCTGATAATGATAAAACTGTAGTCAGCTATACTCAGCATTGGTAAATAAAACATTCGTATTTTGTTACAAACTTTGATAACATACTTTTTAGTTAAAATATCAAAGTAATCAAGGAGGAAAAATTGTGAAATTTGGCCCTTTCCAAATAGATATAGGGGATAGCACCAAGAGTTATGAAGAACTGGTGCAGATTATTAACCGGGAAAAGGGGGCTTCTTTAGAAAACCTTAAAGGAAGCCCCAATCAACAATTGTCTGAATATAAATCATGGGTATTTTCCTGTGTCAGTTTAATTTCTGAGCGGGTTTCCACCATTCCTTATTATTTTTATCGTACAGATACAGGTGAAGAAGTTACCAGTAAAAATAAAGCTTATAAAATTTTTACCAAGCCATTTTTTAAACCAAATGATTTAATGACCTTTCGTTTTTTAAAATCCTTCTGTTTATTGCAGTTGGATTTGTGTGGTATGACCTGCATCTATAAAGCCAGAAATAAATTGGGCCAAGTTTGGGAATTATGGCCTTTGAATATGAATGATTTTGTTAATATTGAAATTAATAATGATTTTTTAAAACCAAAATTAACTTATACTTTCAGATTTGATGACCGGCAGGTAGAGTTTGATAATAGTGAATTGATTGTTATCAATTATCCTAATCCGAAAAACCCTTATTGGCCCATGAGTCCAATACAGGCACAAGCCTATTCTGTGGATATTGATACTTATGTGGAAATCTATGAGCGGGATTTCTTTAAAAATTCTGCTCGTATTGATATGGCTTTATATACGGACCAAGATATTAATCAGGAAAAAGCTGATGAAATCAAAAATCGTTGGAAATCAAAATATTCGGGGAATTATCATGATGTTGCGGTTTTAACTTCTGGTTTGAAACCTGTTCCTTTGAAATTTACCAATAAAGATTTTGAATTTTTAAATCTGGCTGGTTGGTCTAAATCTAAGATTTCTTCTTGTTATAAAGTGCCACTATCTAAATTAGGTGGTGAGGGTGATTCTAATCGGGCAAGTTCAGTAATTGCTGATATTGCTTTTAACCGGGAATGTATTCAACCCCGTTTAACCTTAATTGATGAAGAATTAACTTATGGAGTTTTGCATGAGTTTGATGAACGTTTAGCTATTCGTCATGAAAACCCTATTCCACGGGATAGAGATTTGGAAGTTAAAGAGGCAAGGGTTTATTTATCTTCTCAACCATCAATGGCAATCAATGAATTCAGAAAAGAAATACATGCTCTTCCTCCGGTTAAAGGCGGAGAAGAGATTCTTGTATCTATTAAAGGTTCTTTGGTACCTTTAAGTCGGGCCAAAGACTTTGTGGATTTATTATTATCGGAAGCACAAGATAATCAAAATACCTCGACCGATGGTGGAGATGATGAAACTGATCCTATTCGCCACGACGATGATGAAGGCAATGGTAATGCTGATGGCACAGATGATCGAGATGAAAACCCGACAGATGGCAGAGCGTTGAATGGGGAAGAAACTATTAATCAGAAATTAAATAAATTTTCTGAGTATGAGCAAGAATTACGAGAAACATGGAATAAACTGGTTTTACATATTTTAAATAACACCAATGAACAAACCATCAAACAAGATTTGTCGATGGGTTTATCCAAGATAATTGATAAAACCATCGGGGTTTTATTTTTTGGTATGGGAGTAAAACCAATTAACTATGATAGTAAAAATTGGGTATCTCCTATTTCTGAGAAAATGGCATTTGAATATAAAGAATCCATTTTCAAGTTTAATTCAATGGAAGGTATTGTTTGGGAAGATGTTATCAAGGAACAGTTTAATGGTAATCCACGCATTTCTAAAATAACCAATACTTTATTAAAAGCTACTATTAACTATGCAAAATGGTTGGTCATGGTCAATCAAGGAATCCCCTTTGATTGGAAAATTAACAGTAATGAGTGTGGTCATCGTGGCCGATTGGATAATATCAAGAGCAAACAATTATTCCCTAACCAAGTGCCTAATTTTTCCTGTGATTGTACCATTACGTCAAGAAGTGATGGAGAATAAACATGAAATATTTTATTCTTCTTTTATTTGTATTTTTATCGGGTTGTGCTTCAGTGCATGTGAAAACTGAAAATTGTCAGGCTGATTATTATTCATTGTTTAAAGATATAGATGCTGCTACGATTATGGTATGTGGTGGCAATATGGAAATTATAGAAAGTAATAGTAATGTTACAACCATCAATACTGCTTTGGAATTATTAAAATCAGTACAATGAGGTTGATATGAAAAAAATAAAGGATTACTTAGTTTGTTTTTGGTTGGTTATAGTAAGTATTATCGGTTATATTATTGGTTGGTTTGCATTTAATAAAAACAGGAAAGGGTGAAGACAATGGCTTATAGAATTAAAGGTAAAAATGGTTTGCCTATTAAAAAAGATGGGCATTTTCTTTTAGGGTCCGATATGCCAGTTGTTAAGATTGAACAATTGGATGAAGAAAACATGTCTTTCTTGGCAATTGGTTCCACGGAAGATGAAGATCGAGATAAAGATATTATCCGTATTGCTGGATGGCAATTGGGTAATTTCAAAAAGAATCCAGTACTCCCATGGAGTCATAATTATTGGGAACCGCCGGTTGGCAAGGCATTGATGGTTAAAAAAGATGTTGAAAAGAAACAATTGGTGTTTAAACCCCAATTTGACAAGGATGACGATAAAGCCCGTTTGATTTTCAATAAATATAAAAATGGATTTTTGAATACTTTTTCTGTTGGTTTTATTGGTGTTGAATGTTGTTTACGGGAAGAGGGAAATTATTGGGGTGGTCGGGAATTCACCAAACAGGAACTTTTGGAGATTTCCCCGGTAACGGTGCCTTGTAATCCCAATGCCAATATGGATGTAAGATCCTTGACGGATGATCTTCCGCCAAATCTTACTCAAATGGGCTATAAGCAATTTATGTGTAAAACTGAGTCTGGTTTATTTATTCCGGTAACGGATACGGAAATTTACACCAATCCATTTATTATTCCCTTGTGGAACGGTATCAAGGGAATTTATGGTTCCATGATTGATACCCCTGAAAGTGGCGATAAACAACTGGTTGGTTATGTTTTCCCTGAAGATATGGATGAACAAACTGCTAATGAATTTGTGAAAGCACACACAGACAACAAAGCAAAAGTTAAATATTTTGATATGGGTAAGAAACAAATTGGTGAGGAAGAGTTTGATTTGGAAGTCGTGGAGGAAGTGGAAGAAAAGGAAATTTCCGATGACTCTATTGAAACGGAAGAAATTTCAACTGAGGTTGAAGAAGAAAAGACAGAGGAGAATGTTGAAAATAAGGAAGAGTTGGAAGAAGAACAAAAAGAACCGTTTATTGAAGTAACAATATCTATTATTGATACAGAAGGTAAAGAGGTTAAATCCCGTAAGGAAAAAATTCAAAAGGAGGATATTAAGGAAGAAGATATTGATAAATTGTTTGAATCTGTTTTAGCTGAGGATACAGCCGATGATGGAGAAATGAAAATATCTGATAAACAAATGGATGAAATTGTAGAACGAGTAAAGAAATCTGTTGAAAAAGAAAACGAAGTAGATAATAATGACAATAGTAATTCTGAGATTGTGCTTGCTGAAGAATCAGAAGAGTCAAAAAATGGTGAAGTTTTAGAATTTGATGAATCACTGTTCTCCCCTGTCAGTGATGATGATAATTCGGAAGATTTCATCGAAATTGACGATAAAGATTTTTCAGAGGTTAAATCACAGATGAAAAAAGGCAGTATAGGTAGTATTGGTTTAAAAGAAGTTTTGGAACAATCGGTAAAATCGGTGTTAGATAATTTTTCTGGAAAATTGGAAGACTAAAAAATAAATACATGGAGGAAATGAAAAATGAAATTGACTAAAGAAGACCTTATTAAGATGTTGGACGAGCAACTTAAATCTCATGTTGCCGGTGATGATTTTGGGAAAATGGTACAGGATGTTATTGGCAAACACATTGCTTCTCTGCAAAGTGATGTAGCACAGCCGTTTGGTACGACTTCTAAAGCTATGTTGGCTGGTCTGCCGTTTATTAAGATGGATGGTGATTTTATTTCCACCAAGCAGGGTTCCATTATTAATATGAAGAATAAACAGAATCCTTGGGTACAGGTTTCCGAAGAACTTGGTGCATGGGCTAAAGATTTTGCTAGTTATTTGAAAACTGGCAGTGTTTCTAAACTGCTGTCGGAAGGTGTTGATAGTGCTGGTGGTTATCTGGTTCCTGCTGAATTCCGTGCCATTATGATTATGTGGGATGCTCTGCCGACTTTGGTTTGGCAGCGGGCTACCGTGTGGCCGATGAATGGTGAAAAACTTGGTTTCCCGAAACTGCAACAGGATGCCGATGTAGAGTCTGCCAGCTTTGATCCGTTTGCTGGTGTGTCGTTCAGTTGGACGGAAGAAGGTGGTGAAAAAGGTTCGACGCAGCCTAATTTCGGTCTGGTGGAAATGGTGGCTCACGAACTTTCTGGTTATACGGAAGTTACCAATACTCTGCTTGAGTCTTCGGCGGTCAATCTGGTGAATTTCTTGACCCGTATTTTCCGTGCCGCTTGGTACTGGATTACGGACAAAACATTTATTCAAGGTACTGGTGGGAAACAACCGTTGGGGATTATCAACGATCCTTCGGTGTTCACGGTTAATCGTCAAACCGCTTCCAATGTTGAAGTTGATGACGTTCTGAATATGGAAGCCAAACTTCCGGCAGTGTTTGATGAAGGTTCGGTATGGTTTATTTCCAAAAAAGCCCGTGCCAATCTGCGTGGTCAGAAAGTTTCTGCCAATAGTAAAGAATTGGTTCTTCAGGAAACTTTTGGAAATATTTCCGATGGTTATAATATGACCATTCTTGGTCGTCCGGCTGTTCTGGCGGATGGTAAGATTCCGACTCTTGGTACTGATGGTGATGTTATCCTTGGTAACTGGTCGCATTATTACATTGGTTTCCCGCAGGAATTCGCAATGGATTCCAGTAAACATTTCCAATTCCGTAAAAACCGCACTTCGCTCCGTTGTGCTGGTCGGGTTGATGGCGTGGCAGCTCAGGCACAGGCGTTCGTGATCTTGGGCGGTGTCTCTTAATAGAAAACAAATTTTTTCATAGTGTGGGGATTTGAAATACAATCCCCACTTTTCAAAAAATAAACTGATGGAGGATATAGAAAAATGTACGATATTATTTCCAATAATAAGGTTGAAATTATTCGTTCGGTGGCTGATGAAGCTGCTGGTGCAGCCGCCAATTCCCCGACTACTGAAATTGATCTTTATACTGGTGGTCTTGCTAATCGTGCTTTGTTGATTATTGATGTTACTAGCGTTGGTACGGGTGGAACTTTGGATCTGGTTGTTCAGGATTCCGATGATGATTCCACCTATGATGCGGACTTTATCACCATTCCGCAAATTACTGAAACTGGTCTTTATCTGGTGGTTATTGATGATCCTAAACGGTATCTGCGGGTGAATCATGATGTTGATACCGATACGGTGAATTGGGGTGCTTATCTGGTGACGTTTGAAGAGCAACGTTGTCCGGTAACGCAAACTGGTACGGTTCTGACGGGTACTTATGGTTCCGGCCGTAGCCCGAAAGTTGCCACGGCTTAACGCATTAACAGTTGTAATGCAGTATGCAGGGGTGTGGGATTTTCCTGCACCCCTTTTTTAAAATTAATTTATCAGAGAGATAGAGAGGCAAAAATGAAGGTAAAAATCCTAGATGTTGATTTAATCAGGCGTTATGGCAATAGTATTATTGATATGAATGACATGCTGGCATTTAGTTTACAGAAACAAAATAAAGTAAAAATCATTGACACATTACCAGAAAAAGAATTACCTGATAGTGGTACTGTTCTGATTTTTGCTAATGGCAATAAAGAAAAAGAAATTGATAAAAATAAAAGAATACCGGATGTTGATGAACCATTATTTCCACAAATAAATATGTAAAGGAATAAACCAATGTCTCTTCTTTCCTTTGCTTTAATAGATACAGATTATTATAAAACCATGATGGGTTTATCCAGTTTAGACCAAGCAACCACGGATAAAGTCATCAATCTAATAAATAAGGCAACTGTAGCCTTTGAGGACTTCTGTAATCGGCCTTTAAAAGCTAGAACCTTTGATTATGCTCCTTTGGATGGTCAAGGACAGGATAATGCTGATTACAGTGAACGTTATGCCATTTTTGACGGTATAACGGGTGTTGAGTTTTATTTCCCCACCTATCCGGTTAACTCAGTAACCAGTTTTTATATTAATGATGTAGAAATTATTGCTGCTACAGATTACAGTGATTTGACCGGATATCATCTAAAAAATGCTGTGGGTAAATTGGTTTATTACGGAAGTTTTTATTATGGTTATGTAAAGAATATAAAAGCCAAATGGAATGGTGGTTATACGGCCAATCACGCTGAATTGGAAGAATTAAAATACTTATGTTTTGATATGGTTAGAACCTTGGTTAATGTGCCAAATAATCCTAATCTACAGTCTGAGAAAATAGGTAATTATTCTTATACCAATTATTCTCCATTGATGTTGAAAGAAATGCAGGGATTAAATGCACAGATTTTTTCTGATTTAAGACGATATCGGAAAGAGGTCATCTGATATGAATCTTTTAAATCAAACCTGTAAAATTGAACGGGCAACCGTTACCAAGAATGATTATAAACAATCGGTAAAAACATGGAGTACCATTGGTGCTACTGTTTCCTGTAATATTCAGCAGGATCGTTCTGTGGTGAGTAATTTTAATCAGGAAAATTCAGGTCAAGTTACCACGGGGAGATATTTGGGATTTTTTGAAACAACCCAAGATATAAGGAAAGGAGATAAAATTACTTGGTCAAGTATTGTCTTATTTGTGGATGGAATACCATCACCAATATTTGCATCTGGTAGTTCTTCACACCATCTGGAAGTAGCTTTATCAGTTGAGGAAACCTGATAAATGACTATTAAACATGACATAGCAGAAGAACGTATCCGCATAGGTAAAGCTGTCCAAAAAAGTAAATTGGGCAGAGCTATAGCTGAAAATATTCTAAATCCAATTTTAAATTCAATAGATTTGGAAATGGAAAAAACAGCACAATGGATAGGTGAATTTGTAGTTGCTACAATAAGGGAAAATATATTAAACAGCACACCGTCTGGTAGAGAATATACAGTGGTATTGGTTGAAGATAATGGTGATAAAAATAAATACACTGAATTAGGCTCTTATACAGCTTCAGCACCGGGACAACCACCAGCATCATTTGATAGTGGTCTAGGCGTTCCAACTGGTACATTATTTGATTCCATATCATTTGAGATAGATGAAACAGGCAGAGTCAGGGTTGGTGTTTTTGATTCAGTTGGAACAGAATATCAATCTTTATTTTATGCGGGTGGAAAAATATTTATATCCAGAGGTAAAGGTAAAAAAACCCCGGTAGAAATATATGCTAATGCTTTAGATGTTGGTGCTGCTTCTGATGGATGGTCAGTTGATGAACGTCCTTGGTTTCGTAGCATTATGGAAGAATTAAGACCACAAATAAGAACTATAATCAGAGATAGATTACATAGAGCAATGAAAAGAGCAACCAGAAGTAAAGGTGCAAAAACTGCTATTTATTTCCGTGTCTACTTTGATAATAAAAAGGCTTTGGATGTTTCCAAAGGTTATGATAATGAGTGGTGGGAGGATTGAGTTATGTTGGAAATCCAAGCTGAAATTGTCGATATATTAGTCAATGATGCTATTCTTCAAGGTTTAACTGGATATACTCTATCCGATGAACGAGTTTATGCTTGGAACCCTTCAGAAGATGTTATATACTCAAGTAGTAAAAAAGCAGCTATATTTTATCGAATGGCATTAGGAAAAAGACCTAATAGATGGTCTTATCCTAAACAATTTGTCAATGGCTCTTTGTTTTTTAAAGTTGTTTCCATAGATCAGGAAACTACGGATAAAGTAGCTGAACGATTAACTGATTTATTTGATACGCAAAAAATAGAAACAACCAATTGGCGCATTAACCATTGTGAGTTGGTATCCAGAAATGATGCACAAACCGAAGGAGCACCATCAAATACACAATGGGTAAAAATGGTAAGTTTCATGTTGTCTAATATTTTTAAAAGAACTTGATTTATTTTTTACTGGTAAATGCTTTTCAGCTAAATACTATTTAAAAAATAAATCAAACAAAGGGGAGAAACAAAAAGTAGTTACAGGGGAATAGTAAGATAATAAAAAATACAATAAAGGAGAATGAACATGACTGTATATGCAACTGCATTTGATTCTGATAATATTTCGATTGGTCCTGCTTATATCTATTTTGCTGGACGGCATATTGGACATACCTATGGTGGTGTGTCTATTTCCATTACCCAAAACGTTTATGAATTGAAATCTGACCAATACGGGGAAACCCCGGTACGTGTGTTGGATGCCGGTCTGGTTTTGGAAGTTACGGTTAATCTGACGGAATCCACCTTTGATAACCTGAAAATGTTGTTTGCTTCAGCTACTGACCAAACGACTTATCTTACTTTTGGTAAGCCGGTTGGTGGGGCAATTACAACGGGTGAATTGGTTATTGAGCCAATTGATGGTTCTGATATTTTCCAGATTTATAAAGCGGCTCCGAATATTGGTGGTGCGGTTGAAGTGGCATTTACCACGGATTCGCAAAGAGTATTTGCCTGCAAGTTTGTTGGGCTTATCGATGACTCAAGGGCAGCTGGGGACCAACTCTTCCGAGTTAGTGGGTTTTCAAGTCCCTGATTGACTTTCTACTAAAAGGGGTGTATAAAGCATATAGGTCAGTTAGCCTATTTCTTTATACACCTCTCAGTGGAAAGGAAAATTATCGTGAAGATTAGAAAAAAGAACTTAATCGGTGATAGGTTTGGGAGGTTATTGGTTGTTGGGCATTATGAAGGAAAGTATTGGTCTTGTGTTTGTGATTGTGGAACAGAAAAAAAGGTAAGGGAAGATAGTTTAGAAAATGGGACAACTAGAAGTTGTGGTTGTTTAATGCGTGAATTAGCAAAAGAAAGAGAAACAGACAACTATAAAGATAAAACAGGAAAAAGATTTGGAAGATTAACTGTTGTAAAATGGGTTGGTTCTGGTAATTGGTTATGTAAGTGTGATTGTGGAAATGAGAAGATAGTTCTTACAAGTAGTTTAATGTCTGGAGGAACAAAAAGTTGTGGTTGTTTGTGTGATGAGGCCAGAAGAAAATCAAAGGATAGAAAACCAAAAGAGAATTTAATTGGAAAAAAATTTGGAAGGTTGCTTGTTAAAAAATATAATAAAAAGGGTAGTTGGGTTTGTTTATGTGATTGTGGCAATAAACATATTGTAAAAACATTTAATCTTAAATCAGGAAACACAAAAAGTTGTGGTTGTTTATATGTGGATAGTAGAGGACAGGTAAAAAACATAAAACATGGCTTAACCAAAACTCCATTTTACAATTTTTGGAGGAGACTAAAAGCAAGATGCAACAACCCAAAAAACAAGAGTTATAAAGATTATGGTGGAAGAGGAATTACATACGATACACGATGGGAAGAATTTGAAAACTTCTATAAAGATATGTATTTTAAATATTTGTATGCAATCAAACAATTAAAGATAAAAAAACCTAGTATTGAAAGAAAAGACTTTAATGGCAACTATTGTAGAGAAAACTGTTGTTTTATAGAGCATAGCGATCAAAGTAAAAATACAAGGCATGTTATTGTTTTTGAGGCTATTTCCCCAGAAGGAATAAAAACAGAAGAATTGAATGTAAATGAATTTGCCAAAAAATATGGATTAAATACAGGACACATTTGTAATTGTATAGGAGGTTTAGAGAAAACCCATAAAGGTTGGAAATTTAAAAAAATCAACAATGTATAAGTATTTTGCTTATACAATTTAAAACAAAGAAAAAGGAGAGGCAACAATGAGTGAAATCAAAAGTTTTGATGATCTGGCGCAAGACACCAAGTTTCAGTTTAAAGGAAATACCTATGTTATCCCGGCAATATCCAATGAAAAAGCGGAAAAACTGTTTAAAATGGGTAAAAAGGCAAACAAGGGTAAACCTGAATTTGCCAGTGCTGAAATGGAACAGGAAGAAATTAATTTTGTGGAAGAACAGAATAAATTTATTTGTGCTGTAGTGGTTGATGAAAATGGTAGTCCAGTAAATGAAGCAACTGTGGCACAATGGCCAATGAAAGTTAGTTTGGCAGTGGTCAAACTTATCAATGAATGTGTTTCCGGTATTAAGGAAGATACCCCTGAAGAAAAAAAGCAGTAAGTCAGATTCGGGAATACATTCAGATAGTCAAAGCATTTGATGGGGGAATAAGTTTAAAGGATATACAGGAACTTCCTTATTCCCAATATAAAATTATCAGAAAGGCGGCAGAATTGGAGGAAATCAGGGAACGCACTTCTCGGATAGCCGAAATGAATGCCGCCTTTTCTGGTAATAAGAAATTAGTTGATGCTTTGGAAAAACGTTTTCAGGAAATCCAGAATAACAAAGGCATGGTAGCTGTTCTGGAAAATACTAAACCCGATTCTGACTGGAAAGAACGATTATCACGTTTTAAACGATGAAATATAAAGAGGGATATGGTCATGAGCAAAAAAGGAACCTCAGCAGGTAATGAAATCAGTGAAGATATTGTATTGGAATTACGGACTAACTTTGAAGAAGAGTTAAGACGCAGTGCCACACAATATTCTAATTTCCAGAAAAAGGCCGGAGATGTTTCCCGGTCATTGGAACAAAATGTAAATTCTATGTTCCGGCAGGTTTCTGGAAATCTGTCTTCCATGATGAATGGAGTACAACGTACTGTTGTTTCTTCTGTGAATTTAACCCGTGGAGCCATGCGGGAAATCATGGCTGACAGCGTAAAGCTTAGTCAGACCTATGAGAATTATTTAAAACGCAGTGAAGTTATCAAAAAAGGTATGCTGGATACCCTTGACCGTATCCCCAAAGCTTCAGGAAAAATGGCAGCAATTAATGCTTGGCAAAATGTTGGTAATCCTTTTGATAAGGAAACGGTACGTGCTGCAAGTGATATGTATTTCCAATTGGGAAACATATCTAAAAAAGCTTCTACCAATATTTTACAAGCTACACAGGATTCTTTAAATTCTGTTAAACAATTGGTTATTGGTACAAAGAATACTCTGGTTGATTTGGAAGTAGCAGTAAATAATAAAGGAACCTTGGAAAGTGCTTTATCGGCTAAATCAGGTATTGAGAAAGTTGAAAAGCAATTAAAATCTGGACAGGATGCGATTAAAGAACAAGCCAAACGTGTAGTTGTAGCAGAAAAAGAAGTACAAAATGCACGTTTGGCAATGAGTAAACAAACAGATGATAAATTAAAAGCGCAACAACATGATTTTTTGATGCAAGCTGTTCAGAATTTAACCAAGGTACAAAAAGCTTATGCTGATACGGAAAAAGAAGTTGCTAAATTATCCAATCAATTTGAAGAAGCCAAAAAACGTATTTCCAAAGAAATATCGTCAGTGGTAACACAGATTTCCAATAGTACCCAAGTGAAAAATTCTAGGGGTTTATTTGAAAACATTGATAAAGCTTATAACAATTTGGCAGAGAAATACAAAAAGTTATCTAATACCAAACTTTTGAAACGTGAAGTGGTTGAACAGTTTAAAGCTGATGTTAAGTCAATGAATGAATCTATTCATGCTTATAATATAAATTTGAAAAATATTCGAGAAAATATCTTTGCTTTGGAAAAACTACACAAAGCAGGATTGGCACCAAATGCAGCACCACTTATAAAAGAACGAAAAGAACAATTAAAAGAATTGGAAGCTAATGTAAAACAAATTACTGCTATGAGTAATAAGGCTACTAATCAGTCTGAATTACTTGCCAGACGGCAATCTAAATCCTTGTTTGCTACCAGTTGGGAAATGGTTCGTAATTTCCGCTGGCAGGTGGCTGGTTTGATTTATTTGGCATCGAAAGCCACCTCTACAATCAGGAATACATTTTTTAAAGTATTAGATGATATTCAAAAATTCCGTACTGATTCAATGGCAATTGCTGCTTCCATTACCTATTCAATGATTGGGGATGTTTCTCAGAACTTTAATAAAGCTTTTGAATATTCCAAAGATTTAATGATGAAATTGGAAATGGAAGCAGCAAAAACTATTTTAACTCTTGAAGATATGACCATGCTGACCAAGACTTTTGTTCAGGCTGGTATTATTCCCAATACAGACGAAGATGTTAAAAAGATTTCAACCATAGGTACAGCTATTAAGATTTTGACTGAGGGTATGGCAAATGCCGGGGTGCAGATGCGGCAGGAATTATATGCCATTATTCAAGGGCGGCAACGGGCAACGGATCAGGTTGCCATGATGTTTAAAATGATTGGTATTAATATTAATGATACTTTGAAAAAAGCCAAAAAAGAAGGTAAAGATTTATTGGATGTTTTATCAGAAGCTCTTGTGCCATTTAATGAAGTCAACAAATCAATGGCACATGATTATTCTGTGCAATTAGAAGCGTTGCAAAAAATATGGGATAAAATTAAACGTATTGGAGCAGAGAACACTTTTAAAGAGTTTTCTGCTTCAATGGAACGCTTTAATGCTTCTTTAGCTGATGTTGATACAGGTAAATTAACAGAAGATGGGCGTCAATGGGCGTTTTATCTTGGTATGGCGATGGAAACCATGCGTTTAATTGTTAAAGAGCTTGGTAATATAATTTCCAGCCTCTCTGGTGCTGCAGATAAAACAAGTAGTTGGTTAATAGTTTTTAGAGGTATTCACGGAGCTGTATGGGGTATATCCTCTTTAATAAAAATGATAGCTGTTTCAATTCATGCAATGATTTCTAGTGTGGTTGGATTGACGGCTTCTTTGGTTACTTTAGCAACAGATGGGCCAAAGGCAGCATGGCAGGTTTTGAAAGAAATGGCTAAAGATGTAACCGATAAATTTAAATCAGTTATGGATGGAAATATTAAAGCCTTTGATGATATAAATAATTCTGCTGAAGCATTGAATAAAACTCTTGAAGATACGCAGATAAATGCTAATGGTTTAGATAATATATTCAATACCTCATTATTGAAAGCGGCAGAAGATATTTCTAAAATAGATAAAGACATTGAAAGTGTTACTAAACAATCCCTTGATGGTGTGGCTAAAATTAATTATGAATATCAACTTGGTTTAAAGAAAACAGAAGATGCTGCTTATTCTATTGCTAAAGCTATTGATGCGATTAATGTTGAAATTAAAAAATCTGGAAATGACCCAAAGAAAAACAAACAACTAAATGAGATGCTTCAAGGACAAAAAGAAGCAATGGGTAAAATTGATGAATACCGTAGAGTGTTATTGGCTAGAAAAACAAAAGAGGAAGGTGCTTTTTATGATGAACAAAAAAGAAAAATAGAACAAGTTAAAGTTGAATATGAAAATCTATTAGAATCATTTGAAGTAGCCCCAAAAACACCATTTGAAGAATTAGGTAAGAAATATGATAAATTAACTATTTCTCTTGAGCATTTTATTGAAAAAAACAAAAAGGCTTTAACTGGTGGTCAGATTAAGAATTTATGGGGTACCTTTGAAAAAGGTGTAAATGATTCTATTGATAGTATCAATGAAGATTTTGAAAATGTTTATACTTCTTTTTATGAGTCCATGTCATCCCATCGGGTTTTAAATCCGTTGGCAGCTATAGATAATGAATTTAATAAGATAATTAAAAATATTAATAAATCAACAACATTAATGGATGATCCCACACGAAGGGATGCTTTATTAAAAGAATTGGAAATAATGCGAGAAGAACGTAAAGCTTTAGCCGAACTTACAATGGAATTGGAAAAACAGGAAGCATTGGCAGAAGCTAAAAAATCCTATGCTGATGTTTTGAAACTGTCTATTCGACCAATTGACCAGCAAAAAGCGGCTTTAATGGATTTAGAAGGAGAATATATTGATAGCGTTGCTAATATTAAAAAGAAAATAGATGAAATAAATAAAAAATGGAAGGGTATGGATTTACCCCCTGTCATTCAAGACCATATTATTTATTTAGAACAACAAATGGAAAATTTGGGTGTTGTGTTTGAACAACATAAAAAAGATATTCAAGAACCATTCTGGAAAGACTTAAAAGATATGGCACAAGGGTGGGCTGATTCTTTTACAGATGTTTTAAATGAAGCAGCTTTCAATCTTGATTCTTTTAAAGGTAACTTTAGAAATTTTATTACAGATATAGCTAAAGATGCTTCACGGGCATGGATAAAAAGAAATATCACTGACAACATTATGAATTTACTTCCTGACTTTTCAGGGAGAAAGAAATCTGAAGAAGGCACTGAGGAAAATACTAATTTTATAACTAGCTTTAAAGCTGTATTTGATAAAATAGTTATTGGTATAAAAGGTGTTGGTGAGTGGTTTACAAAAGCTTTGGAAGACCCATTTACAGCTATTGTAGATGCCTTTTCAGGTTTATTGAATTGGGTAACAGGCATATTCAGCGGTGGTTTTTCTGGTGGTGGCGGTGGTGTCATGTCTTATAGTGATAATGCTGCTGGTAGCGGTGCCATGTGGAGTCAACTTGGTGGCATGGTTTTAGGTATGCTTGGTGGTGGGGGTGGTGATAGTGGTGGAAGTAATGGCAGTAATACTATTAGTTCTGGTGGTTTTTCCATAGATGCCAGTAATTATGGATTAGATTATGGTGGTGCTTTAGATGGAATGGCTGGTTGGAATAGTTTTGCTTCAGGTGGTTGGATTACAGAACCAGTTATAGGTAAAGGGTTACGTACCGGAGAAAATTATTCGTTTGGAGAAAAAGAAAGTGAATTTATAACACCAAGAAGTAAAATGAATGGTTCCGGTGGTGTTGGCTCTTTGTTAATTAATATACCTATAACTGTAGAAGGAAATGCAAATAATAAACTTTTAGGACAATTAAGAAATGAATTGGAATCAGTGGTAAAAACTACCACTTTAAGAGTTATTAAGGAGCAAATGTAATGAACAAGATGATATTAGGTGGGGTAACTTTTACCTATAATCCAAAAATAGAATTTCCATTTATTGCTCCACGAAAGAGAAATTCAACTGTTGATACTTATGATGGGGTTGCTTATTTTGCTTTGGCACCAACTATCAAAGGTGTGGTGGTTCCGCTTGAGTGGGAATGGATGCCAGCAGCACAGTATGATTCACTTAATACGCTTTATCAGGCAGACGATCTAATTGTATTTGATCCTTCTGGGGGTAGTGTAGGTGCAACCACATATAACGTGATTATAAGCGAGTTGGAAGGTACTTATTGGTTAAATATGGATACCAGTGAATCTTATCGAAAAAATATTAAAATGAAGTTATTGATAATGAGTGCAAATTAAAAGAGGAATATAATATAATGATTACTCTTGATGCTACTTTACAAGCAGCAATGGATGGGGATGTACATCATCCTATTATCAGATTATTATCTAAAAAATCTGTGGATGATATTCCTTTTATTGGAAATGTTTTCACAACGTCTGAATATGAAACCAAACCCAAATTTATTGTACACTCTTCAGGGAGAATCATTGGTTTTAATTTAAAATATTTTGATGCAAACAATAATCATCTGTATATGTTTAAAACTGATACAGATAGGTTGGAATTTACAATTGATACTCCTATTTTAACTAATCTGGTGCCAACAGTTACAGGAAGAAATATACTTGATTTTGCTTTGGTGGAATTGACCAATGGTGATATAGGTATTGTTTATATTCGTTTAAATGGCAGTAGTTATGAATTAAGGGCAACTGCGATTGATGTTAATGGCACAGTTAAAATAACTGATTATTTGATTGTTAGTGATACCCAAATAAAACGATCAGTTGCAATTAATCAACAACCAGATAACAGTTATTTTATAATTTATAATGCTTGGGTATCAGGTACACCTATATGGGGTGTTCAAACTAGAACATCTGCAACGTTTGCCTCTGCTTCGTGGAGTGCAGCGAGTAATATTGTAACATCGTTAGCTGTTACGCCAATTAACACGGTTTATAATATCCCGGCTGACTTTTGTTTAATTCAAGATGGTACAGATTTACTGTTGTTTTTTTCATTTCCAGAAATATTGGATGCTAACAATAATCCTCTTTACAATGTTTATTATGCAACTTCAAGCGATAACGGGGTTACATGGGGTGCAGCAACCATTTTAACTGATTATACGGTTTTTGGTTCAACTGGAAAATATCCATCGGCTGTAAAAAATACAGATACAGTCATGTATTTATCATATACAGAAGAAGCAGGTTCTTTAGTATTGGGTTATGAAGACGCTGGCTGGAATGGTGGTAATGCTAGTGGGCCAACTTATTGTATGCTGGATATAGCAGGGCAAAAAATTTATGTGGTTTTAGGCGTAATCAATCAAAATACTGAATGGCAGGTTGCAGCTATATTGCAGATTGATATAGCAACTTGGTCAGTAACCAATAAAATAGATTATACCACGGTTCCGGCATTACCTTTGCATTTTCAATCATATTGGGGTAGTGGTGCTCAACGATATTCACAAACACAATATGGCAATAAAGTGGTGATCGGTAATGATGATACGGTAGGGTTGTGGGATGCTAATGCAGATACATTTAAAACTTATTATTTTGGTGATAATCCTACGTATGGCACAGTAGTTAATGTTTCCAATATCCCTTTTCCGGGTGATAACACTATTAATATTTTGACTGATTTTGATGAAGAAAGAATCTATTTGATTTTGATTCATACTTATTCGGGAAATTTTTCGGCCAATGTCACATATGGTTATATTGATATGAATGATGTTGGGCCAATGTATACACTTAATGTGTTATTTAATCAAGATCTTGTTCGTACAGCCTTTGGAGGCAACTTTAAACATTATGGAGAAGAATTATGGTGTAATTATGGTTATTACAGTAACGAGCTAATTTGTTGGTCAAGTTCTGGTTCTATTATTTATGATTTTACTAGAAATCCAACAGGTATTTCCTATAATATATTTAATGATTATGTAAAATACCAAGATAAGATTTATTTTACCTTTGCCTATAAGGGTGACACGGGGTATGAAAATCAGAAGGGTTTAGGTATATTCGACCCTGCAACTGAGACTTCACGATTTGTTATTCCCAGCTATAAAACAGCAGATGATTATGGTTTTTATAAAATGACCCTTAATGAAGATTTAGGGGAAATATATATTGGTACAAATGTAGATGGTATTGTCATATTCAACATCATTACGGAGCAATTTACTCGTTTAAGTAATGAGGAAATTACAGGAATCACACCAAATAATACAGATAATTTTTATGGTAATGGTGGTGGTCCTGTATATGATTCAGCAAATGATCGTTTTTTCACTTGTTCTTATAATTATCGTGCAGTGGTTTCTTTTTTAAGAGAAGGAAAATTTAAACAGACACTATATAAACTTGGAACTAAAACAACTGGATGGGCTTTTTCTGCTGATGCACAATTAATCAATGGTTCTACAGCTCTTAATGCTTGGCTTAACATGGATGAAGGTAACAAAGTATGGTGTTTTTGGCAGAAAGATACCAATAATTTCACTGACCATTTTCTTGCTTGGGATGTTATTGAACCATTTTTTGATATAACCAATTATGTAGTAACCAGCAGAGATATTGAATTAAGAAGAACTGTTGATGGAAAACCCAATGAGTTAAGTTTTGCTTTGTCTCATGGTCATTTATTTGATCCAAGTAACCAGTTATCTATTTTTTCCTCTTATGCTAGGAAAGGTCGTAAATTAACTTTTGAAGCAGGAGAAATGATTGGTGGTGTAGCCTATTATCAAAATCAAGGTACATTTTTTATAATTGAAACAAGTATAGAATATTCGGTAAATGTTTATCCTGAAATAACTATACGGGCAGAAGATAAAAGATATTTGTGGAGTGAAGATAATCAAACAGCAATAGGATATGTTGAAGAAACACCAGAAAATATCTTGAATGATTTTTTAACAGGTGAAATAATTGGTTTACTTACTGAAGAGGTAAGTATTCCAACAATGCAGGGAAGTATTTCTATTGATGCACAATGGGCTGAAGTAGATGCTGTAGAAATCATTAATACTATTGCTAAACGCTTTGGTTATTTCCCAAAAATAACTGTGGATGATATTTTTACTCTAGGTTTAATTTCAGATAGTGCAAGTGTAGTTCATACATACACAGATAAAAAAGCAATTATGAAATATACACCGGATGATAATTATTCATCGTTTATTAATCGTATAATTGTTACCGGAGAAGAAAAAGAAGAGATAGATGTACTTTTTGCAGAAGAAAGAGTAGCTACTTTAAATGGTACTGCTGGTTGGTGGGGTCATAAAAAGACTTATGATATTTACTATTCAGATGATGGTAGTCGCAGGGTAAGGTATCCACGATTGGTAAAGTTGGAAACTACCTCAAGTATCATGTTTGAGTTGGCTGGTTCTGTTGATGAATCCATTAATTATATAGACCCCAATGATAAATATTGTACTGTAAAGATTGATTGTCCAGATTTAATTCCATATTTTGCAGCAGCTTTAGGTATTATTGTTGGTAGTTATTGGATACCAGATCTTGATGTTAGTATTGGTCCAAACCCAACACTACCTATTGGTCGATACATTGGTGATGGTGGTATTTTCCTAGCTTTGAATATATTAGGTTCAATGGTTAATTATCAATATGAAATTTGGGGTGTTCCTGTAGGCAATATCCGTAGATCAGTACAATATACAGAAAATGATGAATTATTACAGCAAGAAATTGGCAGAATAATAAGAGATATGATTGAAGGATTTGCTTGTTATACTGTAGCTGATTGCCGTTTTGTTGCTGAATTTGAAATGATGATACAAAAATTACAAAGAAAAAGGGTTACTTTTTCCAAGATAGCTCATCTACAGGATGAAGAGGGGGATACAATACAAGTACCACACCCTTATACAAATTTACCAATTAAGTTGTTTATTAGCGATATAAAAAGAAAATGGAAATTTGGGGAAAACGGTTATTGTATTGATGATATAGAGGGTTGGAGAATTTAATCATGGGCTTATTTAATAATAAGAGACTTATACGAAAAAATGCGTTATCTGTTTCCAAATCAAGACAAGAAACCAGAGATGCTATTATATGGGAGGTACTACCAACACAACGTTTATGCAAAATAAAAATACAAGGATCAACTAATTTTCTTTATGCGAGATATCCACAAAATTGGGAATCAACCCCACAATACTTAAAAGCTGGTAATGCGGTAAGAATTGTGCATCGTGGAGGGAATAGAAATATTCTGGAAATAGTGGGGCATGGTAGAAATATACCCACATTTCCAGATTCAACAGACGTAATAGTTCCAATTGGTTCAAATAATGCAGTGTTAAGTGGTTTGGATATTTATGCTATAAGTGGTGTGATGAGGGTGGAGGTCTATAATGGAACATACAGAATAAATGATGTAACTTACAGTGTTGGTGGTTTACTGCTTGGTAATGATTATAATACAATGGTTTTGGGTGATAATGTTATTTTAGGCGAATCTGTTGGGGTGTTTACATTTACTGCACCATCGGCAGGTTATTGGCGCTATGATATGCTTGTAATTGGCGCTGATGGAACAATAGATAAAGTTGTTGGTACACAAACAATTAGTGATCCAGCAATGCCAGCAACCCCAAGTAGCCATATAAAAATAGGTCATGTTTTGTTGTATGGTGGGATGACAGAAATAACTCAGGCTTATATTAATAAAATGTGGGAAGTATCTGTGCCTACATCAATGTTGGTTTCTCCGGTTTACTCAGAAATGGATTGGTTGGATAATCCGTTAAATATTACAGTTACAATCAAAGATCAAAATGGGATAAATCTTTCTGGTAATTGGAATATAAGTGTATCATTTGATGTTGGTAACGGATATTTTGATAATAATCCTGACTTTACAAATGGTATAAAAAGTACAGGGGGAACAGCTTCAGTAACATTTGCTTATTACAGATTAAATGATTTAATAGGTGAAACAGATGTTTCTCCACAAATAAGATTTAGTTTAAATGGATATCCATTTAACATAGTTGTTGTAGTTATGTTATATGATTCTTTAGGCGAGTATATGTTATAGAAAGGAAAATTAAAATGACAGATAGAGAACTGTTGGAGTTTATTTTGACAAAAGTTATAAATATTGAACAACAATTAACAGAAAGCAAAGCAGAACAAGAACGATACAAACAAAAATCCATAAGAATAAGGCAACGAGCAAAATTGCAAATGGAGGCACAAATGAGCCATATGCCTCCAGCAATAAGACAAATAATGCAAGCAGCAATTCCTACAAATATAGATGATGAAGATGAAGGAGAAAACTAATGTATAATTTTATTACTGCTTTGGTTGAGGGAACAACAAGATTTAATAAAGTGGATATGGAGGCACAAACCAAAGACTTAGATAAAGCTATTACTTATAAACATAATTTTCTTTTTCATTGTGATGGGGATATTACTTGGTCAAGCGGTACACTCACTTGGTCAGATAAAATGAGGATTATTTTCATATCTGATGCCGGGAATGCTATTGCTAATGAAATCGCTGCTGGTAATATTGCTTTAGCGGATAACGAATATGCTTATGTTGATTTAAATGAAACCAACAATAGTGTATTGACCGTTTCCAAAACCACCATTACTACCGGGGCCGCTGCTGGATATATTGGTGTTGGTCGAGTAGTATTAGGTTATCGAAATACCGCCAGTGATAATTTTTATCCAGTTGCTATTAAGAAAAAGTTTGAAACGGCTTTAACCGGGATTGGTTTGGAATTAACTGGTTATTCTGAAACAGAGGTTGGACCTGTTGATGCCTCTGGCGGAACGGCTAATATTGATTATGCAGCAGGAAATGTGCAGAGAGTCACTATTGGCGATGGTGTGGATGCAGCACTGACCTTTACCAACTTACCTACAGGAAAAAGTTGTTCGGCAACACTACGATTAGAAATGGCAGGAGCAGTGCCAACAACCATTACATTACAAGGGACAACCATTGATACTACCGGAGTAACTGCCACGGGAGAAATTCTCGTAGAAGCTATTCGGATTAGTACGGATTGGTATATGGCGGTGCATCATGCCTCTTAGTCATCGTGGAAGAATGATGGGTGGTGGAGAATTATCGCCACCAACACCACCAGAAGATGTCGTTTTTGATTATACAACTTTTACTGAGGTTGATCCTAATAGTAGATATACTGTTGGTGTTGCCAGCATAGCTTTTGCAGCATTACCTAGAAATGAATCTTCCTATATTTACAAAGATATGGGTGTTAATTATTATTCAGGTAACTTTAAATTTGACTTTGATTATATAGCTACAGCATATGGTTCTGCTGGTCATGCTGAACCGTGGGCTTTAGCTAATGCGGTAAATAATGTTTATACACTGAGAACTTCAGGTGAATCATTGTTGCAATGCTCTGCTTATATATTCAGTGGTGCGATTCGTTTTGAAGTATATGAAATAATTGGCACAGTGGTTAGGTCGTCTGGTAATTATCAAGGTACATGGAATAGTCAATACTATTTAACAGTTGAGCGGGATGAAAGTATTGGTACTTATGGAAGATTGTATCTTAGGGTTTATTCTGATGCAGCACGCACTACACTGTTATCAGAGGTCTATCTTGATTTAACTGCAAAATTGGATTTTAGATATTTATATGGGATTAGTTCAATTAATACGGGGGAAACAGATTGGTTAACTGGTTCTGTTTCTAATCTTACACAAGTAAATACATGATAAACAATATGAAAAAACTAATATTTAGAAATAAACGAGCAATAGGTGACAATTTAATATTTACCACCACAATTAGAGAATTACATAAACAATATCCACAACAACATCAAACAGGAATAGCAACATATTACCCCGAAGTTTATTATAATAATCAATTTATTACCTTGTTTGATTTATATGATAAACACCAAAATATACCAATAATTGATATTGATTACGGAGATAATTTTCAGCATAGAAAAACTTCGGGAAAACATTTTGCAGAATTTTACATCAATGAAGTAAACAAAAAACTAAATTTAAACATTGAATTAACCGATTGTAGACCACACTTAACTATTACTGTAGAAGAAATAACTAAAGCTAAAGAAATATTGGAAAAACAAAACATACCAGAAAAGTTTTGGTTATTATCACCAGCCATTAAACAAGATATACCGTTAAAAAATTATTCCGCAAAACGTTGGCAGGAATTTTGTAATCTGGCTAAAGAAAATAATATTAATATTGTGCAAACCGGAGATAGCACAGCACTTAATCCTTGTTTAAAAAATATAATTTCTCTGGTTGGAAAATTAAATCTCAGAGAGTATTTTGCTGTTGCTTTATTATCAAGAGGAATGATTGGGCATGTGTCTTTACAAACTCATTTGGCGGCAGCTTTAAATAAACCCTGTATCACTGTTGCCGGTTCCAGAGAAGGAAATCACCTATATAGTTATCCAAAACAACATTATCTTCATTCTATTGGTTTCCTTGAATGCTGTAAAGAAACTGCTTGTTGGAAAAAAACCATTCAAGATTGTGAAAATTATGATTACCAAAAAGGTATTAGCGGTTGTATGCAATTAATTAACCCAAAACAAATTGTAGATATTGTTTTAAAGTATGAAGGAAGATACTAATATTTTGGTTGGCAAAAGAAAAGATAACATGATAATATTACTTGAATTTAATAGAGGCAGAAATGAGGTTAATAGACAGGTTAAAGAATGAACAACGTAGTCTTTTATCTTTCAGGCATGGTCTAGGTGATATAATTCAGTTTTTTCCCATATATAAAGAGATTTGCAGAATAACTGGTAAACGAATTGATTTAGGTGTAGAAAATAAACGGCAATTTCAACTATTATTTCCTAATGTGGTTTCAATTGACAAAATGAGGGATGATGTTAAATCACGTTATTCCTTTATTCATCGAGTTGCTTATAGGGAACCACAAGGAGAGTTATCTAAACCCTACGAATGTGCAATCAATGAATTTGGTTTAAAAGATTTTGTATGGGAACCATACCAATTTAAAACAGAATTAAATAATGAAAACAGTAAACAGATAGGTATTAATTTTTTTGGAATTACGGGCAGTAATAAAGAATCTAAGTTTTGTTCTTTGACAACCGCATATAGTATTTGGGAAGAGATTCAACAAGCTGGTTATAATCCTTTTGAGTTGTATCAGAGAGTTGGTTTTATCACTGACTACTATCGTGAAGGGTTACAAGTACCTGACGAATTCCCACTTGCTGATAATGTCAACTCTCTGCGTTTTCAAAAACCCGATCTTGGGTTGATTATAAATGAAATAAAAAAAAGTAGAAAGGTCATTTCCACTGATTCAGGAATCCTTTATTTAGCTATCATGTTGCTAGGAAAGGAGAATGTTATTGGTTTAGAAAATGAAAAGAAAATCAGTAAATATTTGCCCATTGAAATTATCAAGGTTAATATTAAATGTTATAAACGAGGTACAATTTATAATTTATTAAAATATTAAGGAGGTTAGAATGAAACATGATTTTCATTGTGGTGGAGGGATTGTGTCATGGACGTGGTAAAAGAATGGTTATCTAATCCAATACTATTTGCTTTGGCCGCTTTATTTTTTTATATGGGTAAGAAACTATTTGACCATATGTTTGATTATCTAATAAAGAAAACCAAAACAGAATATGTAACCGCTGAAGATTTTGAAAAATATATAGAAAAAACTAAGGAAGCCTTTGAAAGTTATATCAAAGAATCTAAAAAAGATTTTGAAAAAACTTGCAAAGAAAATATGGATGCTTGTTCTCTTCATCGACATGAATCAATTGCATGGCTAGAACCAACTATGAAAAAGATGATTAAACAAAATGTGGAGATAAAAAAAATAATGCACTTGTTTGGTACAAAAATAGGTGTAGATGAATCCGTGCTGGCTAAATTGATAAATGGTGACTCTGAGGATTTTTAATATAATCAATGGAGATATAAATGTCTGACACCAAGGAATATGATTGTTTTAAAAATACTAAGAAACACTGCATAAATTCACCAAGCGGTTTTTGTTCCAACAGAGGTCATCTCGATAAATGTATCCATCAACAAGGCTGTATTGTTCCAGAAAGACCTTTTGAACAGAAGATTATTAAGAAATAAAGGAGGTATTTATGGAGGGTATTATTACCAATATTGAACAATACATGAATCATGTTTTTGTTATCCTTACTATTTTATTTATTATCTCAGAAGGACTGGCACAAATTCCATCTATAAAAGCCAATAGTGTCTTTCAAGCATTATCCAACATTATAAAAAACCTTTATGGTTTGTTTGGTAAAAAACAATTGGTAGTAAAAGAAAAGGAAATAAAGCAGGAGGGAGAGAATGTCACAAATACTTGAGGAACGTTTACATAAAGCTATATCCCTAGCTAAAAGTAAAGGCATAAAGGTTATTAACTGTTCACGATTTTTCTTTGAGTATTACTATCCTCATGAACGTATGGATGCTAATAGTCGGGAACGATTTTATTATTTACAAGTATTTGACAAACTAAATTCTATGGGTGTATTAAAAGAAGATGGGATGGTATGGAGAGTGTTTTTAAATGAACAGAAATAATACATACTAAAAGAGCCTATCAGAATTAGCTGATAGGCTCTTTTGTTTATCTACAATTTAAGGAGTTAATTATGTCAGATTTTGAAGATAGCTATAAGAAACTGATTGGTCATGAGGGAGAATATAGTCATGACCCCAATGATAATGGTGGAGAAACGTATAAAGGTATATCAAGGGTACACCATCCTGATTGGGAAGGTTGGAAAATTATTGATGAAGCAAAAAACAAACCAAATTTTCCAATTAATTTAAGGAGTAATCAAGAATTGGAAAATTTGGTTATGGTGTTTTATAAACAATATTATTGGGATAAAATAAAATTGGATAATATAAATTCCCCAAAAATAAAATATGAATTGTTTGAAATTGGGGTAAATATGGGTTTAGGTATTGCTGTTAAATTTTTACAAGAATCTATAAATTTACTGAATAGAAACAAAAAGAATTATACTAATATAGAGGTTGATGGTAATATTGGTACAGATACCTTGTTAAAAACTCAGAAACTACTAGATATAGGTGATGAACATATCTTGTTTAATTTAATAAACATGTTGCAAGGAGAACGTTATATAGAAATTTGTCGTAGAAATGAAACCCAAGAAACATTTATCCGTGGATGGTTAAATAGAATTGATATAGTTAAAAATTAATTTGTTTTTTAAATATTTGTTTTAATTGTTTGAATGTAAGGCTATTTGGGTCAGCCTCTTTACCATTTACATCTGGCAAAATAATAAAATCAACATCCATTGGAAAAGTATCTTTATATTTTTTATAGTCAAACCATGCTTTAGAATCTAGTATAAATATAACCTGTTTAGGATTTTTTTCAATCAATAATTTTATCTGGTTTCTGGATAATGATTTAACAAATCCCGTGGTAACAGAAAATTTATCAGGGTAATAATGTTTAACAAAACTTTTTAAATGTAAAGCATCCAAATAACCTTCAGTTACTAATACAGGTTTACTTTCAATAATATCATCTTCCCATAAAAGATAATGTGCCAAGTTTGGTGGGATATGATATTTTTTAAAAGTAATAAATCGCCATTGATAACTGACAAGTTTACCACCAACATAAACAGGGAAAACAATCTTATTTGTATGCTGTTTTATTCCTATTCTGAGGTCATGTTTGACTATATCCCAAGGTTTGATCCGCCTTTCCTTGAGAAAGGCTTTTAATAGAGGATTTCTTGAAATAATACCTTGGGTAATAGGTCTATTTTCAGGGAGTTCATCCGTTCCTCGATAACTATATTCCTTTTCTTTCTTATTACCACCATAAAGTATTTGTTTTACTCGATCTTCTAAATCCATTTCTTGATTATCTGATAAGGATATTAAATATTTCGCAGCACCAATAATGGAGGTGTTTTTTAATAAGGCAACAGTATTTAAAGGACCATAATTACATTTACAAATAAAACAGGTGATGTTTAAAGAATCTTTATTTAAAGCAGCGTGAAATCGAGAATCAGCACAATTCTTAACAACAGAACCATTTGCAGTGTATGTATGGTCATTTTCAATGGTTAAATTATAGACAAATGTATTTACATTTCTTAATAATTTTGTTTTTTTCAATTTACCATACCACTCACCATTTATAAAACGTATATTTTTATGTTTTTTAGCACTCCGATGTTTTGGGTTGTACCCAATAGTAACACAAGGTTTTCTTACTATACCATCTGCACCTGTTCTATAATTAGTAAATGTGTTTATAGAGGTTGGAAAACCAAGCCGCCTCAACAATATAGATGTTTGTAATGCTAAATGAAAACTGGTTGTAGTTAATGTTTTATGTCCTGTTTTTGTGGTACAACCATCACCGTCAAACAAACCCTTTAAAAATTTCCGAATAGAATAAACATTTGAATTATATAAAATTTCATCAGGTACAATTTTATTTGTTGAGCCTCTTCCACACTTTATGAAATTTGGAACTTGTTTTACATCATTTAAATCTACAAACATACCAAGGTCATTTTTTTTATTATATTTTTTTCCTTTTTTATAAAAATTTATAATTTTGTCTGCTATATTTTTTTTTGTTGTTTGATTCAAAGAAAAGGAAATTGTTCGTAAATTTTTTCCCCCACCAATTGAGCCTTCTGCACAATAAAGACCTAGAAAATAGGCATTATCAACTATTTTATTAAATTTTGTTTTTATATCGGGAAGTTTTACCCATAAATTGTTTTTGTTAAATGCGTTGTTTGAAAAATCCCCAGCTTTGATTTTATTAAATAACCAAGTTTGGTGTGTTCTTGTTGTACTGCCTTGTGATTTTTTTTCTACATAACCATAAATATGTTTACCATTAATAATTTCAGCACAGTATATTTCATGATTTTTTGTACATTTGGTTGGCTTCACCATACCATACGCAAAATACTCTATTAAATTTTCTCTTTCTATTTTTCTTTTCCAAAATTTTAAAATTTTATTAAAATGACCATTTTTGGACAACACACCACCATTATATGATTCTAAATTTTCAATTGGAATCATGCCATTTTCAGTAAGGATTAAAGTATCACCAGTAAAACAATTAGGGCATGGAGAGATACCAATAAAACCTTTGGAACTAGAAATATTTTTACCTTCCAAAGAATATTCTAAATTACTATTATCCAATAATTCAAAAATATCTATTTTTTCTAAACCCTGTTGTATTCTATAATCATTAAAATCAATATCATGATGTTTTTCTTTATTATATTTCTTCATAGGAGTAATCTTTTCTTAAACCACCCTTTTTCTTTATATAATTCTATTCTTTTTTTAGAATATTCAAGGAAGTAACTATGATATTTTTGTTTGCCAATAACTGTATCATAGGAATCAATAATTATAGCTTTATCTTTCCCTTCTGAGACACGCCTTGCTCGACCAATGGATTGTAGAATGGATATTTCTGATTTTCTTGCTGAACCAAGTACCAAACAATCCAAGGATACAATATTTGTTCCAGTTTTAAAAATTCCGGTAGCTATGACTAATTTTATTTTTTTATCTTCCAATGTTTCTTTTATCTGTTCATTTATTTTGGAATGTTTTCTACCGTGTGCTATTTTATTCTTAATCCCCATTTTTGCTGCTAAATAACCCACTTGTTCCGCCTGACTGATTTCATCCACTAAGAATAAAACTGTTTTGCCTTTATTAATAGCTAAATATTTTGCTGCTTTCAATAATTTAATGTTTCTTTTTTCTGATAAACAAATGTCATTTCTAAAGACTCCATGATAGTTTTTACCTTGTGGTTCCTTACATAAAAAATTAACCATATAAACATCACAAGAAACAACTCTTGATTTAACAACATCATCTTCCAATTCTTTTAGAGAGGAACCAATATTTCCAGTCATTTCTAAAAATGCCTGTTTATTATTTTCATATTTTTGAGTGGTGGCCGTCAAACCATAACGATAATGAACATTGGTCAATTGTTTGGAAATCTTCGACAGAGAACTTGAAGCAGCATGAACTTCATCAGCCAGCCATAAATTACAAATTTTATTATATTTTCGTAAATCGTATTTAGCAACACTTTGATATAAACCAATGGTGATATGGGATATATCACAATGACCATCCCCTACCCTGCCAATTTCAATATCAGGAAACCATTTACAAAAGTCTTTATAGAATTGATTAAAGATAGTTTTATTTATGGTGGTTATTAGAGCTATTGGAAAATTCAATTTAGCAATAATACCAGCAGCTATGGCAGACTTACCACTAGCTGTTGGGGCTATAAAAATACCACGTTTATTTTTTCTAGTGCTATCAATAACTTTAATCTGATAATCTTCAAAGGTTATACCATTAAGTTTTGGGTTTTTTATTGTTTTTAAAGTTTTATCAATTTCCTGTATAACTGTTTCATAACCAAGTCCATCAAGTTTTTCTAAGATAAAATCAATTAGACCATAAGGGAACTTGTTATTACGGCGATCTAAAAGAGAAAAAGTAACCTTTTCTGGTCTTGGTTTATATTTTAACTTTATTATTTTCTCATAGGATAAAGCTTCCCATACATCCATAATTTGTTCTTCTGTGCCAATAACTTTACCATAATGACCATCAATTTGTTTCAGGGTGATTGTTTTCATATTATTTAGCATTCATGTATGTCGGTACTACCACAAGTACAACATTCTAAATCATAATCACCAGCAAAGTATTTAATAGTTTTAAATCCATGCAAATTACCACACTCATTACAGATATATTTTGGCTTTCTATGTTTTTTATCTTTGTTTTTTTCAACATTAACATCAAACATACAATTAATACCTTTCAAAGAGTTCTTCAAGTTTATTCAATTGGTTTACAGTCAGCTTAAAACCTTTATAAAAACGGGTTTTAATATCATAAATAAAATCTACTGACCAATCACTATCAATAAACCCCCTATCACATTGTTCTACCAATTTATCAATCATCAGTTTTGTTCTAGGATTCAATTCAAGTATTGTTTTCATCACTTTCTCCTATTATATTATTTCAAAATAAAACCAGTACCAGAACTACCAAAACCACCTTTACCACGATCTGTTGCTTCTGGAAATAATTCATCCAAAGAATTAACAATTTTTATTGGTGAACATAAGATAGGCATAAGAATAAACTGAATAACTTTTTCCCCAGCATAAACCATAACTTTTTCATCAGAGGTATTAAACAAACAGATACCTATTTCCCCCATATAACCACTGTCAACTACCCCACCAATATATTTCAGACCTTTCTTTGTACCAACACCTGATTTATCTTCAGCTTTTAACATATATCCATGAGGTATTCTTGCATGTATCCCTGAAGGAATCATGTGGCGTTGATGCGGAAAAAAACCAATAGGATTAACAAAATTAGGCACAAAAAAATCAAGACCAGCATCGTGTTCAAAAACACGTTCAGGGCTTCTTACACATTTTGATTTGTATATCAGTAATGGTAGATAAGACATTTTAACATACCCCTGATTTATTATTATAATAAATAGATTTTTTAAGATTACTTACAGAGTATGGTTCAATTTTATCCAATTTTTTCCAACCTTTTTTTAACATAGGGTCAGTCGGAAAGACAGATTTAGTATTAAATACCAACCAATCTTTTAAATAAACAAACCCATCTTCTTCAAGCTTATGAATAACAATTTTCAAATTACCTTTTTCTAAAACATCACCAATATTCCAGCTTTTTTTCAATTGTTTTTTAGTCATGATGATTTCTACAGAAAAATTATTTGTTTGTTTAGGGATATAGCATAATGTAATTCTTTCTTTGTAGATTCACCAATATATCCATTTACATTTAAAATCAAAACTTCATCTGCCAATTCTATTTTCTTTAGATGTAATTCATCTAACATTTTCTTTATTGGTCCGTTCATATCTATATTTTCTTGGTGCCCAAATAAACCAACAGATAAAACAATTTTACCTTTGAGTGTTTCTTCTTTTTGTGCATTTATAAATGCTTCAGGAAAACGTGTAGAGCCACACAAACAGATTATAGTTGGAAAGCCAGTCATGATGATTTTCCTTTCAGTTGTCGATAAATAATTAAAATTTCATTATTACTCATTTTTTCAAAATGGCTTCTAGGAATAATACTTTTACCATCATTTGTAATGTAATCAATCATCTTGGATATAACCTCCTTAGAACGTTTAAAGTTATTAAAATGGATAATATCACCAGATAATATATTTTCAATGGTTGCTTTTCTTTGTTTGACAATATTATGATGTTTTCCGGTTTTACAGATTAAACATACAGGTGGTTTTTTTTCTATATAATATTGGTCAAAGAAACCACATAAAGAGGTTTGGTCAATCATTTGACATTGTGCGCATATGAATTCTGGCATAATATTCCCTTTTTAATAACTTTCAACTTTGCTTTCATCTTCTACATCTTCATAATCATCACAAGGCATAGAATCTAAAGCTATTTGACCAATGGTTAAATCTCGGATAATACGAATTGTCCAATGCTGTTTTCCATGACGGAAATTAGCACAATATAAACGATAGCTATTTTCTTTTTCTTCTTTTTTAGTCTGGCACATAGTTAGTATTAAATCTGAATTAAATATTGTATCAATATCATCAGCAATCATATGGGAATGAAAGACCTTTGCCATTAAAGCTTTTCTGTTACCCTGCATTGCAGTAATACCAATTATATTTCTTTTACCACATATCTCTTTAAGACCAAGGCAATTTTCACCAATCCTATCTTTTTTTGATTGTCCTGATGATGTTTCACGCATAAGCCCTAAATAATCAACTACCAATACATCAGCAATAAAACCATCATTTAGCTCTGCTTCATTTAAAACTCGCTCAATATCCATATAATTCATACGACCACGGTTGAAAGCAATAACTTTCAAAGAACCACCACCAATTTTCTTTATACGTTTACGGTTTTTTTCAACCTCATTAATATCATAAATGGATTTTACGTTATCGTTCACCTTTGCCCATTTTCCACGTTTATATTCCATTGTTTCCTGTGTACTATCAGTATCTTTTGATGACATAAAGCCGGTTATTTGGTCTAATCTACCATCAATAATTTCTTTATTCATCTCCAATGAAACAAATAAAACATTTAATCCCTGTAAAAGTGCAGAAACAGATAACTCTAACAAAGCCCAACTTTTACCAACCTTTGTTCCTGCAAGGATTGTGATAAGCCAAGGAGGATTAAAACCACCAACAAACTTATCAAGTTCTTCTATTTTTGTTTTCATTTTGTATTTTGTTTCATTTAATCTTTTAAAGATATAACTTTTATCTGAAAAATAATCATAATACTCTTCTTGTTCTTCTATTTCAGATTTTTTCATTGCTGCAAGTATAGTCATTTTTGCATCATCATATTTTTTACGTTTAATTAGAGAAGCAAATTCAACACTAGCTTCCTCCAAATAAAAATGACGTAAAGCATCAGATAATCTGGAAAGAATATATTCATGATTTGAACCAGTAATACTTTTTAGTGTTTTTATTAAAGCCATGCACTGATCATATAATTCTTCAGACATGGTTTTTTCATGTTCTTTAAATAAATCATAAAAATTATCTTTGGGACTTATTTTAAAATCATAATAAAAATCATACAACATTTTCATGATGTATTTTTTTTCTCTTGATTTAAAAGTATCCAAGGGGATAATCTTAACTACTTTACCTAAAAAATCATCATTTTTTATGCAATGGAAAATAACTTGGTTCCAATATCTATTATTAAAATTCTCGTTTAGAAAATCTATTTTTGAACTTTGGTCATCATCATATTCAGGCATTATAATACCCTCAATTTATTTTTACATATTAGTTTTCAGGAAATGCTGAAGTATTTTTCAAATTCCCAAAGATTATCAAGAAATTGTCTGAATCCATTTTTCTGACAGAATTTAATAAAACCATCTGGTTCCATATCACTTTGCTTAAATTTAAACTTATAATTTTTTAAAGAGGGATGGGGTAAAGAAACTGCTGTTAAATATCTTTCTATTATTTTCCAATTTTCTTCAATTTTCTCCTTTTGCTTTTGTGAAATTGAATCATTTAAATATTTAATTGCCGTCTTTTCACCAATGCCTTCTATTGGTTTCAAATTGTCAGAGGTGCAGCCTCCAATTGCTTTCACCATATTCCAATCAGTAGGTTCCAACTGATGTTCTTTTCTAAACCATTTGTCAGTTCTTTTTTGTTTTTTATCAACATCATAAAGTGACACATTTTCTTTTAGGCACTGAAACAGGTCTTCATCCTTTGACACAATATAAATTTCTTCATCGTTTTCAAAATAACAATATAGAGCAATCAAATCATCAGCTTCATACCCCTCTAAAAAGTTACCATAAAATCCCACTTCATTGCAGTAATTAACTAGATTATGGTATTCCTCCTTGAACTGTTTATTTAGTTCAATTTCATAATCTGTGAGTTTTTTATTTTGTTTTTTACTTTTATATTCTGGAAATTGTTCTCTTCTTACTGACTTTTCACCAATGTCCCAAGTAATAACACACTTATTTGTTTCTAGTTTTTTAGCACATGAAAGTAATGTGTTAAAAAATGTATAATACATTGTTGTGTTTACTGAATTATATGATAAATCAATGTTACTGGTGTATTTTGACCTGTATGCCAAGAATTTTCCGTCTACTAAAAGAGTTTTTGTTTTTTCTTTTCTTTTGGGTATTTTTTTAAGATTTAGTTTTTTCATTTGTCTCCTCTTCAGTCAAAAATCTAAATATCCAGCCTTTATATGTTTTTATTTTTCCAAGGATATAAGCACTTATTAAATTTTGTGATAGACCGTGCTTTTTAGCAAAATCAGTTTGATTATTGCTTATATATTTTACCCCTTCTGGTGAAGTAGCTTCAAACCATTTATTTTTTCTGGTATTTTTATTTTACTCACTCCGAGGAATCCAACAACAATTCTCTTTACAGTAGTTGCCGTTTATATCTTTTCTTTCAATAGTTATTGGATTGTTTTTTGATAATACATCTCTATATGTTTGTTTTATAGCAATTAAATAAGACATATACATATCTTTTTTGAATTCCAAAAAATCTCCCCACCTTGGGTCATAGGTTATACCCCTTCCACCATAGTCATTGAAAGATTTACAGTTTATATCATTGCATCTTTGTCTTATTCCTTTCCACAAAATATAAAATTTAGATTTTCCTGACCTTTTAGCGAACCCATGTTTTGTGTTTACTTCTTTTATTCTTTCTATTGTATAACAACCACAACTTTTTGCTTTACCTGTTTTTAGGGTTGCTGCTGTTACCTTTACTTTGTTCCCACAATCACACTCACATAACCATACATTTTGTCTATATTTATTTTTACCAATAATCATTTTAGCGGTTAACCTTGTAAATTTTTTATCAGTTAAGTCCAGAGGCATAGCCATTTTATGTTTTCCTTTTCAATTGATGCCTTTTTGTTTTCTTTTTTAGCACCATACGTTTCATGTTTTCTTCCTTAGTTTTATTCTTTTTACGTTTTTACCTTTTGATTTTAAAGTTAAACGTTTTGTTGTTTTTACTTCGGTTGTTTTTCTCTTCAATACAGGCTTTCTACTAACTACATGGAAAGAACCAGTACCAGTTTGCATCAATTGTTTATAGGCTTTGAGAAAATGATTATGTGTTTCTGGATTAAGTTCTAATTCTTTTATAGCTTTTTCTGATGGGTAGAAAAAATCATCTGTGCAACGTTCTTTGTTTTCAACATCAATGAAATATCTTTTTATTTTCCACTTATCAATACGAATAAAAAACTCTTTGGTTTTTTCTTCTATTTTTAATAATGGAAAATGATCTCTTATCCAAGGACCAACAGAACTAAGATTGCTTTTGTTTTTGGCTTGCTGATAACTGCTTCCATGCACCCTTAACAACGCTTCTTGTTGTTCCAATCTTTCAGGGGTCATCAATTGTTTGCGTAAAATAGAACGTTTAAATTTATTGACCATTTTCATTATCCATTTTCAAAGAAAAAATTTCATGACTAATATCTTTGTAATTATCAATAATCAAGGCCCATGCAGCTACAGATACCCAATCATTGTCATTTATAGCACTATCCAACATGGCTAAACATTGGTCTTTAGACAACATATGATTATCTACATCATTTACATCATGATGTTTAATAAATTTTTTCTGCATATCAAAACAGAATTTTTTAAAGTATTTAAAAATAATTTCCAAACGACAAGTTTTGATATTTTTGTTGTTTTTATATTGTTTGTCTTCCTCAGTAAAATCCCTAGTCTGAATAATAAAACCTAACTGATCTTCTCTTTCAAGGTATTTGCTATTAGCAAAATCTCGAAACATGGACATTTTAAATTTGTCCAAAGTACCGAAAACTGTTCCTTCAGGGTCATTATCTTGTTGCATCAACAGTTCCGTTTTTTCAATATCATCATAATATTTTAGAGTTAATGCCAAACCCAAAGGATGAAAAAAGGTACGGTTAACTTCATGTAAAACTCCATTGGAAATTAACAAATCTTTTAACGCTTCATTTTGCAAGTAGTTCATTGTCACTGCTCCTTTTGAGTTTTTTGCGTTTGATTTTGAACATGGAATAATCCATACGTCTACAGTAATCTTTAACCATTTTACTTTTTAAACTTACTACATCTAAATCTTTTAATTTTTTATTTTTTACATTATGTATATTATTTCCTTGTGGGCAGTTAAAACAAAATATCAAGGATTCACAATAGGCTATGGTTGTTTCCGATTGGTTTTTAGCTTTTTCCTGTCTGTTTAAACAACATTCGGTGGTAAGTGTTGTTCTAAACCTTTCGCAGTACATTACTCTACCCCCTTGGATAGAATTCTATTTTTTACTTCTATTATATTTTAATAATTCAGGAAGGAAAACCATATCTTCTTTGAGGGCATTTCCGGTAGAACAGATAGGACAATTATTGTTTTCTTCAGTTGTGAAGATATTAGAAAAACAAGCAATACAACGTTTGTATTTATTGATGGGCATTTTTCCTTTAAAGACAATCCCGTATTGCGGGCCTGTTCGATTAATATTAAGACTATGTGTGATTTCATCGGCTAAGTGATCCGGAGTCACACCAAAATATTTGTAATCACGCAAACCAGCACCAAATAGAAACTTTGAAACCAATTCACTACATACCAATCTATTCCAATGAATGATATGGGATAGATTAAATAAATGAAGAGCTAAACGATGAAAAGGATACCATTGACCTATATGTTCTTTGATTTTTTCCATACCTAAATCAAAGGATTTGTTAGTCATACCAACAAGACGACCAATTAAAACATTATCTCCCTCATATTTAGTAATAAAATTATCTTTTGATACTGTATAAGAGGCTTCAAGTATTTCAATGTCATTAATAAAAAAACCAGAATGAGAAAACTCAGATTTACGGTCAACGCTATACATGGTTGATACAGCATTAATCATTTTGCCTAGCATCATTGGGTTAGTGGATAGAAAAATATCACCGCGTTTAAACTTATTAAATAGAGGATGATGTTCAATTCCAAAAACTACTTCAGGTCTGTCCAAAATGATGTTACTGGCTTTTTCGTATTTTCCGGGCTTTACTAAGGGAAGGTTTTTCATTGACACACTCCTTGGAAATTTCAATGACATTATCAGCTATCTCAATTAGTTCCGGTATATGCGTAACCATAATCAATTGTATATTTAATTCTTTTATCAGTTTTTTCAACATATCTGCTACAGCAGGTAAATGTTCTTTACTGACATTTTTCAACATAGGTTCATCAGCAATTAATATAGGTGGTGACTTTTCTAGTATTAACACTAACACATGCAAAGCTAATGCTGCAACATCAATTATACCCCCACCCATTGTATCGGAACGTGGTTCAAGTAATAATCCATTTTTATTAACATAGAAATGACATTCAGGTTGATCCCGTTTCATTTCAAAGACAATTTTGAAACTATATTCTTCTCCAAAGATACTTTGTAAAGCTAATGTAATGGTTTCCTCCATATAACCAATGACATTTTGCTGGGATTGTTGTCCAACATCAATAACTAATCTTTGTATTTTTTCTAAATTTGAAATGGTTTCTTTTACTATTTCAATTTTATCCTTGTTACTTTTATAATTGTTGATTGTTAGATTTAATTCGGTATTTTTGCTTTCTAGTATTTTTATAGCTTTATCTAAATTCATTCCATAAGTCCTTCCTTTCTCATATCAGCAAGCATTTTTTCCGTTCTTTTGGTTATATCTTTTTCTAATATTTCTATTTCCTCTTCTAGTTCCTCCAATAGTTTTTCAGCATCCTCCAAGGTTTTACATTCATAATCTTCATTTAGTTTTTTCATAAGATGTTTTTTTTCAGCTTCAGACTCCCTTTGTTTTTCTTTTAATTGTTCTAACTGATCTTTAATACTCTCTAAACGTTTTCGTTCCTTGACTACATTGATAGCCATAAAATACCTTTCTCCTTATATTAAATAAACAAATCGTCAAAGAATACTGGATAACGTAATTTAAATTCTTTAAGTAATGGAAGCATGACCTCCACCATTTGTGGATGGGGTTTACCTGTAGTACCCAATGCCCTTTGTTGCATTATCAAACGCCACTCCCTAAGATTTGCTGTAATACGAATTTTAGTAGCTAAAGAATTAGGAAGGACAGAACGAGCTTCTTGTGCTGTTGCTCCCATATTCAGCAACAACATATAGAAGTATTCTGCATAAAGACAAGCAATAAACCATGCGTCAAATTTAGACATTTTCAACATTGTTTCAGATGAAACAAGTTCCCATTTATTTTTTGAATCATTATAAATAGGAATAGGCAAGTCTACTGCTTTGGTAGGCAGGTCTTCTCTGTTAAAGAAGATGGGGGAAATTACTTTTATTTCATTGCCAAATTTATCTTTATTGTATGAGCAGAATCTTGTACTTTCATGGGAAAAAGAACAAATTCTATGACGGACTTGCTCATGTGAAATTCCTCGATCATTAATAAAGTCAACAGAAATAATACAATGTTCAAGTGGTGTGTAGTGACCTAGTTTCATTTTGGTTCTGATAAATTCTTCACTATCTCCTTTCGGTTCTGAAGCATAACAAATACGATAAGCACTTTCAATAATATGTAGCATCTCCTGATAAGACAAAGCTTGTACAATTTCAAATGAAGGATTTAATACTTGCATTGTGACTAAATCTCCCTTAATTAAAATAAAGTTTATTGTTTGTTACTCAGCTTTTTTTACTTCCTCTAATTTAGTAATAACGTGAATCATTTGCCGTTCAAAGTTTTTAAAGTTTTTATTAGGTACGCTAAATGGCCCCAATTTAAAAGTAATTAAATCAAGATGTCCCTCAAGAATAGCTTGTTCCTGTTTCTCATATATAATAAGGAAGAAGATATGTCTCTTGTGAACATATGTCACAATATCTTTGTTATTATTACTAGAATGTAAGGTATAATCTTTTTCAATCATCTGTTTAAATGTCATTTATTTTTCCTTTCTTCAACCTTTGCTAAGATATTTATTAGTAATTCTTTTAATTCATTATCTAAATCATCATCAAGCAACAGCCTGTTTAATTCTTCCATAAAGGTTGAACTATATTTTCCACTTTGTTTAGATATAGCTTCGATGAATTTCTTTACATTTTCTGAATTATTCTCCTTATTAGCAAGATGCTTGGAAGATAAAACTTCTGTGAAAGGTTTAGCCGATTTTAAAGGAAATCTTTGAAAAATTCCAGATTTTAAATTTATTAAACAGATGGATGGATTTACTTTATCTTCAACATTAATACGAGATACTGGACCGGCATTGATAACCCTTGTATCTTTATATTTAAAACTATAAGGAATGTGCCAATGACCACATAAAATTATCTCATATTGTTTAGACCAAGAACCAACAACATTAGCAAAAGATATATCATTAGCAATCCAATAATTTGATTGTTCTTGTTCTTTACTAATTACAGCTTTATGGGATAAAAGAAGTTTAGATTTGTTATTTGTAATTTCTTGATCCCAATCTTGATAATCCCAAGATATACCATAATCATTTTTAAATTCAGAGATATGTTTAATGTTGGGGTTATTTTGTAATAACACTCCAAGAGAGGTTTGCTTCCATAGATTTAGCGAATGATAAAGTAAATCATGATTACCAAAAACACAATAAAGAGGGTTATTTAATTCATTAAGTATTTCTCCAAAACGATTGACAATGGAATTAGCAACAACTGAGACATGAAATAAATCACCACAAGAAATAATAGGGGTATTTTTATCATTAGCAAATTTGACTATTTCTTCCCACTTATCCCATTGGGTTTCAGTCAAATCATCTAAACGCGCTATTGGGTTTTTTCCGGTAAGGTGTGCATCGCCTGCAAAGGTAATTAACATAATTAATCCTGAAACAAATTAAAGTAATGGGCATTCACAACACATACCCATATTTTTTACCACTTCCTTTTTTTCTTTTTCTTTGTCTACCAAATCACTTTTTGTTTTGTTTAATTCACTGTTTAAATGTTTAAGTGCTACTGAGGTTTGTTGGACTTCATTATAGGCTGTTACTTGTTCATTTAAGGCAGGAAGCAATTTTAGAATTTGCTTTGTTTCAGATAGATAAGATTCAAGAATTGTTGCTGGAATGTTCTCAGTGTCTTTCAACTTATCCAATATGTCAACAAGATTTTGCTGCTGCTGAATATTTTCTTCAAAAGTCTTTATAAATTGCAGGGTTTCCTTTATATATGACAGGTATTGTTCAATATCACATTTGCTTTTTTGTGTGTCCAATTTTTTTACTTTGGAAACTATTTCTTGTATGTCTGATATTTGTTCTTGTAATTCTTCTAATTGATTTTGTTTTCCTTTAGTATTTCTAGCTTGTAGTAATAAACTAACAACTGGTCTAAGTTCTTTTATTTTCCTTTTGTTATCATAGTTGTTTTCTTGCAAGCGTTTTAATTCAGATTTACTGTCTGATAATCTGGCTTTTATTTCTTTTATAATCTCTTCCTGTTCTTCCAGACCTGTTGATACTCCCAACTGTTTTGCGGCATTTCCAGAGGTATTTAAAATCAGAAAATGACCATCTAATTGTTTATGCCAGTTGATGGTTTTTAAAGGAAACAGTTTACGGATAGGTTGAGGAACGTCTTTATTGAAAGCTTTGAATAATTCTCCATTTAAATAATATTTTTTCTTTTTACGTTTAATAATGTTACCTTGGAAATCTTCAACAATTATTTCCATAGGTTGTTTGGAATTATGTTTATGAAATATTTTATCTGCTCCCCTTGGTAAGTTTTCAAGAATTAAATAAAGTGCTCTAACAATAGCTGATTTACCTTGATCGGTTTCACCAATGATAGCATTAATACCTTTGGTGAAATTTAATTGTTTTTCTTTGTGTTTCTGAAAGTTTTTAACAATCAGTTTTTTTAACATTTGTATTCTCTTTAATTTTTAAAGTATTTTTGAATAATATCATCAATTATTTCATTAACAATATTTGTTTTATCAATTATGAATTGTTGTTGTGATAAATTATTAGCAAAAAGAAGAAGAAATAAAGCTATTGCTGCTTCAATACTTGTTGTATAACCAAACCAAATAAAAGATGGTACACCTACAATTAATGCCACAATATCTCTTGCTTTCATTTTTCCCTTTCTTTTTCCCAAATAGGCCACCATACATAATATTTAGTTGCCCAATGTAATCCTTCCATACAACCTTTACAACCACTAGCATTCTGTCTTCTACGCTCTGCACAACGTTTCAAAGGGAAATTTGGTTTTCCTTTATTTACTTTATAATTTATTTTTTCTATATCTGGACAAACTATTTCATTTTTCATTTGTGTAAAGAAATAACTTTAGAATCAAACTCTTCTTTTTGTTTATTTTCAAAATGTTGTATTGCATCAGCTTCAGGTTTACCACACTCTAAACATACCAAACCAATTACTTTAAGAACACCTTCACTACCATCAGGACTTTGTAATTTAGAAACAAACTTCAATCTGGTAATTTGTGAAAATAAAATAGAACCACACGGGCAAGAAATATCTTTCAAATTATTTACATCGAATTGCATTTTTTGATTCATGTTACTTTCTCCTTAGTTTAATTTTATTATTTTTCTTTATCATCCAATATGGGTATAACACTTTAAATTTAAACCATTCTCCAACTGTAATAAGATGTTGTAAATAAACTGCTGAAGGAAGTTGAGTCTCTCCAAATTCTGAAAATATAGTTATTTTAAGTTTAAAATCATTAGGTGGCATCCTTTCTTTATAATGATATTTTTTATTGTTTTCTAGTGGTGGTAATTTTTTGAACTGTTCATCATAAAACAATAATCGTTTATCGAGAAAATTATGAAAAGCATCTGCACCTTTATATTTTTCTTTTTTAAATAATTTAATCCTTTTTGGTTTTTTCTTCAGTATCAATTTTTTCATATTCTTCTTCTTTTTTATATTTTAGCCATGCTTTATAGAAAATTGTTTCAAATAACAAACTACTGAAAGGAATATAATTCTCATTGAAACCATCAGTAATTTGTTTAATTTTAGTAAAGGTGGAAATACTACCTGTTTCTAAATAACAATCTGGATAAAGCTCCACATGAAAATAACCTAGTTTTTCCGAAAACACTTCTATATCAGTTTTATATATGTCTTGCCAAGGAAGAACTGTTACCAATTCTTTTTTTCTTTTATTAATAATTACTTTAACAATTTGGGTATCAGACAAATGAACATAAGCCATTGTTCTTGTTTCAGTTAATTTTTTGAAATATTGAATTTTCTTAGTATCCTGAATAGCTTTTATAATTTCTTTTTTAGAAGCAATATCAGGATGGATTCTTTCCAGATAACGTTGATTAGCATGATTGTTTTTAAATATATTCATGATTATTTTTCCAATTCAAAAATGGCTAGACCATCTTCTTCATATCTAGTACGATAGAAAATTTTAATTTTATTATCTAAACAAAATAATCTGATTGCATCAATACCTTTTTGCACAGGTAGAATTGTATCTGCAAAGCCTTCTTCCCGCACAATTATTCTTTCTCGATTTATCTTTTTTTCTTCTGAGAATATAGACATTTTATTTAGTCCTTTTGAATTATTTCCACGATCATCTTATATTTATTAGTGTCACCCAAAATATTTGGCTCTATTGTTCTGATTGACCAATTAGTTTTACCATATTTTACATCCAGATAATTTTCAACATTACGTCTATTTAAAATAGTTGGTTCATACTCAATATCTAATATTTTTACATTTTTTTCAGAAAGTATTTTCATAGGTTATTCCTTGTCGAGTTCGCGGAGAGCGTTAATTAATTGTAAATCGTACCAATCATCATCATTTAAAGTTACAGCTATCGGTTTTACTGCTTCAACCACCCTCTCGTACTTGACAAGAAGGGCTTCGGCTTTCTCAGATCGTTTGTTTGCAGAAATAACATTACTGTTATCGCTATTCCCCTGTACCCATATCATTGCATTTAAACTGACAATTTTCTCGCTCGCTTCTGCCAATTCGGTTTCAAGACTGGCAATAATTGTAGATAGGTCAATAATGTGCATTTGTAGTGTATCTGTTTCAGCTTGTTTAAGCATATCAGATTGCTGTGATCTCACTAATTGAGACTCTGCAAGTTCAGCACGGAGTTGGTCGATGACACAGTGTGGGCATTTAGTTGGGTTTCTAGCATTATCAACGCTGTCAATGAACCGCCAGTTGTGTTTTTTACACTGCCTAAATAGGCTGTATTTTTTCACGTCTTCCTCTGTCATAACTCTCTTTCTTTCTATGTGTTCTGATGATTTATTAATCCACGAATATAATTTATTGTGAACCAAATGGATACAGCAAACATTCCCCATAGTTTTTCTGACCAAGTTGAATATAGCCAAAAAGGTTGCCCACATAAACCGCAAATAAAGCCAAGTTTATGACGTTTACCAGCGAATGCCCATATAGAAGCACCAGACAAAATGAGAATTATTACTTGTGAAATATCTACCATTATTTCAATCCTTATCATCATTAAATATTGATATCACTCCACAAATAATCAAAATTATAAAAATAGTTGTACCTGTTATTATACCTACAAAACCCAAAGCTGAAGGATGTTTAAAATTTATAAGATCATAAAAGAAAGCATAAACCCATGCAAAAATTAAAGCATTAATAATTTGTTTCATTTTACACCTCGATTTCTTTTATAAACAGTTCTTTTTAAATTAAAAACTATAAAAGGACATTGATAAATACCATTATCCATTTCTACTGTTTTTATTTTTCCCTTAGTCCACTCAAAAAATTTATAAAGGTTACAAACACTGATAGAAGGAAAACACATATTTTTTGAACAAAAATTCAATGTTAAAAATTCAAAATCAGGATAACCACATTTTCTAATAATGGTATTGAAAATATCAGAATATAAGGAAATACATGGTTGTTTGTTATTTCTTCTAAAGATTAACATGGGTTCTTTAGAAGCTGCTAGAGCGTCTTTTTCACTTTGTTCCCAAAATTGATAAAACATAGGCTTACCTTGGTTAGAATCAACCATATCCAAAATATCCCAATTGGTTATTTTAATAACTTCCTTACCATCATGTTTTTTAGCTTTAGATTTGGCTTTCTTAGCGTAACCTGTTTTTAGTTCTATAGAAAAGAAATCAGTTAATGGTTTTCCAAGGGGTGACTCGGCTTTAATATCACCAAAGTCATCTATTTGAACATCTTTATTTCCCTTTCTTCGCATAGTGGCTCTAGCACCACTTGCAGATGTGCGCCAGAAAGTTGACTCCTCTTTATCTTCTGTGAACCATAAAGATAATTGTTTACTTATTGACCCTTCAAAGTTTGCTCCTTTTGCCATTTATTCCTCCTCCACATTTTTAAGATAACCAAATTCAATACATATATTTCCAAAAGATAAGCTTATAGAATTTGAATATTTACTAATGGATACAAAGAGTGTTGGCAATAAAAAAATAGTATCTTCCATCTCCTCACTACAGTTGTCAAAAGCTGTTCTTTGGAAACTTACAAAGATGATATCAAAAATATAAAATTGCATTTTAAATACCTTTATTATTTAATAAATACAGCTTTACCATTTTCAATAATTTGACGTTCTGGACAAAATTCATCTATGGCTTTGGTAGCACCATCTAAACAACCATAATCATTAAAGTACATAATTCCACCAATTGTTAAAAAAGGAATTAAAATTTGAATACAGTTTTTAATACTTTCATATTGGTCACAATCAATATGTGCAAAAGAAATATCAGGAAGAAAAATATCTTTAATTGTTTCTGGAAAAAACCCTTTAAATATTCTAGCTTCAGGAACCAATGATTTTACAGTTTCATAAGAACAATCGGAAAAATCACCCACATTATGAAGATCAATTCCTTCAGTTTTTTCAGGCATACCTTCAAAGGTATCAAATAGCCATAATTCAGTTTTCCTTTCTTTTGTTATCTCATTTAAATAATAAGCTGTTCCACCTTTATAAACACCTACTTCAACAAATATACCATTATTAGGCGTTTGTTTGGCATATTTTAAAAGTATGGAAACATTTTCTGGTGATACTAAAGTCATTATCTCATTTGGATTTAACATGCAGTTTTCCTTGATGATAGATTGACCAACGAATATCATGTTTATATTCAAAACCATAAACAAAATCTCTGGCTTTTTCTGGCGATTCAAAAACAATAAATCCAAATTCTGAATTAGATCCCAACATATATATTTTAAAATTATCTCGTTTCAAAATATTCAATGCCGGTATTTTATCAAAGGCATCTTTAGCATCAAACAAAACCAATACGGTTATATGGTTATAAAAATAAAGACACCACAATGCCACCAAGTTTTCCAATGAATAAAATTGATAATTGCCACATTCACTGGATTTCAATTTTATTTTTGGCATCATTCATCCTCTGATTCTATATAGAATCTATCATCGTCAATTTTATAAATTTCCTGACCATCTCTAGTAATATAGGGTCTACCATTGGTTTCCAGATTAAGCAATTCCTCAGCTAATACAGGTTCATCATTGGGGAGAATAATACCATTATCCTTGTCTACATTGGAATAATAAAAAGAATCTTTCTCAGTGTAAATAACTAAATCTTCAGCTTTAGCAGAATTGCTAAAATAAAGAATTATAAAAAGCAATACTAGACCAAGTAAAGTAGTTAGCTGCAAAGCTGTAATCATACTTTTAATAATTTTTTCTTTCATAGACTTTCTCCTTTTTTAGAGAGAGTATATAAATCGTAATATTCAACATACCTGTTAAAGTCTTTATCTTTAGAAGTTACTTTTTCTAAGGCACCAACACTGATAAGATTATTGATTGAGTTTTTATTAATACGAATAGCGGTTCCTTTTATTTCATCAATAATAACCCACATGAAAGTAAAACGATCCTGTTTCAAATACCATCCTTTTTTCAATTTATCAATTAAATTCCTTTGAGTTTCAGATAGCATATAAGGTTTGATTGTTTTATTCATAATTAGTCATCCCACCTGTTTTTTCTTTCTGGTTTAATGGCTTGTTCTATTTCATTCCAATCTTTCTCTACAGCATCAACCAATGCCTCATATTCATCTTTATCATTTTCAATCAGCTCAATATATTCTTCTCGTTTATAATTTTCATCATTCCATTTAATAATTTTTACTTCTGGACCAAACAAATAATCAACCATTGAACCAATATTATCCAAACCATAATCAAATAAGATACAGAATTCAGCATCACGATATGGTTTGGCACATTTATTACGTTTAAATGTAGCTTCAACCCTAACACCGTAAACTCTTTCCTGTGACCTAAATGTTTTGCTTAATTTCTTTTTGGTTCTTAACCAAGGAACTTGGTGAGTATAAAAGTCCAAAGCTTTTCCACCAGTTCTTTTATATTTATCACCAAACTTAACACCAATGTTTTCCCTGATTTGTGAAATAGCAAATATGGTTGCATCTTTACCTTGCTGCAATTCACAAAGGTGATTGAAGAAACCGCCTGAAAAATATTTAGCTTTTTCTGTACCATAAGCATCTTCTTCATCTTTGTCTTTTTTTAACGATTGTACATTACGTTCTTTTTGGGCGGAAGAAATTGTAGCGTCAATTGAATCCCACGCATATAATAAACATTCTCCATCTTTAAGGTTTTGAATTCTCCTTTGAATGTTTCTTCCTCCTGCTTCACAAGTTGGTGAAGAAATCCATTCAACTGCATCAACAAAATCCTTACCATACATTTCTTCAATTGGAAAATCCATCACTCCTTCTGCATTGTCATAAACCATAAGCAGTTTTTTAACTTTTGGAAATGCATACGAAGGAATATCACCAAACTTTTTAAGAGTGTAAAAGGCATTAGCAAAGGCTTCCAATGTTAATAGTGTTTTCCCTGAACTACCATCACCAACTGGATTGATAATTCTACCCCTTGCCCAACCACCTCTACGACCTTTTTGAGATGCAGCAAGGTTAAGAATAACTGAACCTGTATTCAAATAATCAATACGCTTGTTTTCTTCTTTTGGTTCTTCTGTAAGAGTTTTCCTTAGAGATTTCTTTTTTACTGTTCTAACTTCAGCAGTAGCTAAAGTAGTTTTAGCTTTATCAGATTTTAAATTAAGGCGTCCCATTGTTTTCATTTTCTCCTTATTGGATTACACGTTTTTGAATATCATAAACTTCACCATTAAAAATCATACCTTTTAATTGAATACTATCAGACATTTTTTTATCGTATCGTTTTTCAAAAACTACCATACCACAAAAAAAACCAATTAGAAAAACTATCAAAGTCCACAAGCCATAAGTATGAAATTTATTACTTAGACCGGTTGTGAATTTCCTTACATCGTTTTGGATTTCCATTTTCCTCTTCCTTTCTTTCCCTAGTTGTCTATAGGCTTCTGTATAATTGAATAACGTGTTCCGCTTGTTTCTTAGCCAAAGGATTATTGCCGCCCTTATACAAAGCTAAAGCTAAACGTATATCGCCTTTGGCATAACCTATTTTTTCCTCTAAAATTTTACAACCAATTAATATATCAACATCTTCCCATTGTTTGGTGGCTATCGGGGTTTGCATTAAACCTTTATAGCCTTTTTCTGATACAGCTTTCTTATCAAAGTCTGATTCAGTTCTAATCAATGCTGCAATCAATTTTGGATCAATTTTGATTTTATCTGCTCCTTCTAAAATTGCTGTGGTTATCTTATCAACAGATTTATTGGCACAACCTAGCTTTAATAACGTGTCTTTTATTTCTTGAAACCTTGGATCATTTACTGATTTTTCTACAATAACAAAAGGTAAAGGCATTTTTTCCTCAATATGTCTAAATTTAATAAACACATTGAAAGACAAAACAAAGATAATCAGCAGTTTAAAGACAACAGATAAAAAGTGTAGAACAATGATTTTTTTCAAATCATATTCTCCTTTTTATAAATAAACAGGTATGGTTTTATTATTGCATTATCCATACCTGTTTATTCTTATTTTAATTACACATTAGAATGGCAAATCATCTTCTTCAATTTCACCTTCGACGATTTTAGAATACAAATCATCAACAATAGCTTCAACTGCTTCTTCCCGTTCTTTTATTTCAAGGGCTTCTTCATAATCATTTTCTTTACACCATTTTTTAAACTTGAAGTCTTTCATTTCTGTCAAATCTTCTTCTAACTCTTCAAGTTTAGCTACCATATCTTCATCAATATCTTTGTTCTTTTTCTTTTTATCTTTTCCTTTAGCCGGTTTTTCATCTTCTTCATCTTCTTCATCTTCTTCTTGTTTCTTATTCTTTTTGCTTTTACTTGGTTTTTCGTCTTCCTCTTCATTATCCATAGCAGTCATCATGGATACTTTAACCTCTTCAGAGGTAGGAATGTGCAGAAACATTTCCAGAGGATGTTTATAATTGCCTTCCTCAGCAGCAGAAATGATTTCATCCAATTGTTCAAGAATTTCATCAGGAATGGGTTCTTCTCGATCCAAAAGAGCAAATCCTTTATATTCAGGAAAATCACCCTTGTTCTTTTGAATCATTTCAAAATTAATAGTTCTGCCTTCTCCGTCTTCTTCAACATCAGAAATATCCAAAGTAGTTTTTTTACGTTTATCTCTGACAAGGATTTGAATTTCAGCATGTGCTTTGGTTTTAGGTGCTGCCCAAATACTCAATTGATATTCGGGGTCTTCATTTTCTGCTAATTCAGCAGTACGATCCCACATAAGCCAGATAGCCCGATCAGTGGGGTACAAAGCTTTAATTTCTTCGGTGGGTTTAGTTCCTTTAGGGTGTTCCCGATACATCTTTTGTTGTTCTTCACAACGATAACATTTTTTACCGTTATATCGTTGCAAGCAAACAAACTGGTCAAAGGAAGCACCAACACTATAATGTATAGAGCATTCAAAAACATAAGGTGTATCTGCATCATAAGACGCCGGAAGGATTTCAATGTAATTATCACCAATATGAGGACGAAATTCTTTTACATTGAATTTTTCCAGTATTTCCTGATTGAAGCAGGATTTACCACCACCACCAGCTTTACTTTTTTCTTCCCTTTCATTATACATTTTTTCAAGTATTGTCGTGTCCCGTTTTTTAAATTTGCTCCTTAATCCACCAGACTTTTTACCAAGTGATTTTTTCAGTGCCATTGTTTTACTTTCCTTTCAGTTGGTTGTTTTATTCCTCTGAATCATCCAGAGAAAGTGGTTTTTTACGTTTTTTAACAACATATGTTTCTGAAGTATAATAATTATTCAACCACAATTCTGTAAGTGTTTTTATCATCCTTCCCCGTTCTTGAATAGTATTTAAAAGAATAGATAGTTGTTCTTCCTTGGTTTTAGCAAACAGATAAGAAGAAAACGCTCGTTTATATTCTGGCTGTGTTTTTGTCTCTTTGTAGACCACTGTGTCTGTTACTTTATCTAATTTGTATTTTTTGGGGTTTTTTCTTATTTCCTTGGCTAAATCAGACTCAATAACTTCTAATCTATTCTTAGCAGCTAGGGATAATTCTCTGGCTCTAGGTAATAAATTGGAAATCTTCTCCATAAGTGTAACCTGTTTGGTGGCTTCTTCTTCTAATTTAAACTTATCAATTGGTAGATTATTTAAAATATAATCCAGTATTCCTGATTTATCTTCCTCCTTCCTTTCCTCTTTTTGTAAATTCATTCGTTTCATAGTTTATCCTCGGTTCATATAATTGATAAGAAACTTAGCTGATAATATAGGCCAAATAACAGGGGTGGTGATGGCTGTTATTATCAGAAAAATAAAATGATAGGTCTTTATTTGTCTTTCTTGTTTTATTTTCCAATGAATAAACTTCAATAAGAAAAACCAAAAATAAATGGTGAAGAAAATATAAACACACAAAGTATAATTTTTAATCATATCTACAATATCCATGCTACTTATCCTCCTTTAAAAGATTATTTATTTTATTTGTGGAAGAATATATAATGTCTTGTTTTTGTAATGTTTTACATTTGGTTTCTGTTGTAACTGCCATTTCCATGATAATTAGAATAAGTTCTTCCCTAGTAAAATCTTCAAGGTTTATACCATAAAATGTACCTACTTTTCCTTTATGTGTTTCTGCAAGGTCATCCATTAAATCCTGTAGATCTTCTTTTGTTATCATAATTTTATCTTTCTAAAAAGAAAATTTACGTCTGACTTTTTCCGTGGAAGCATCCAATTCTTTTTTAATCTCCCCCAATTGTTTATTAATGGTTTTAGTCAATGCTTCATCATCTCTTAAATCTTTGGGAGTAACCCCTTTTACCACATTTTTTGCTTTGGTAATCAATGATTCCAATTCACTATCGTTAAATACGTTTTTATTTTGGAACTCGTTGAAAAATTCCGTAACTTTATCAATAGAAGAAGCTCTTAGACGTTTTTCTTCACCATCTAATTTACCGGAAAGAGTATTAGTTAAATGAGTAACAATTTCTGCAAATCCTTCTCGCAAAGCTAATACCGCTTCCTTTTTAGCTTGTTGCATTAGGTCATTAAACCTTTTGGTTTCCTCTTCTCTAATTTCTTTGGTGATGCTGGATGGAACAGTCATTTCAAAGAAACGCCAATAGATACCAAACCGTTCTCTGATGTTTCTTGGATAATCAGCTTCATTGAATATTTCTTCATCCATATCAGCTTTAGCTTCACCAATAAATTCATCATATTGATTAGCAAACTCTTCAATTTTTACTTTCATTTCATCAAAGATACTAATTAAACCTGTATTTATTTTTTCAACAGTGCCTAGAGGAATAAAATAAATACCTTTAATTGGAAAGGGAAGAGCAACAGAGGTAATTAATTTTCTTGCTTCAGTAATACAGAATTGAATATCTTCCAATTTTTTACGGTTGATAAGATTTTTATTGGCTTTCAACCAGCCATTTTCAAAATCTTTACCATATTTTTTAGCTTTATCTTTGGGGATTCTTTTAACTGCTTGCCAACAATGGGTTTCAAATTGAAGAAGGGTGCCTAGATTGAAAATATTGATTTCATTTGATTTACCAGTAGAAATTTTAGGTTTGCTTTTTTTATTTAATTTTAACCTGATTATTTTATTACTACTCTTACCCGTTTTCATTTTTACCTCCAATCTTTGTAAGAAGGGGAATTTTCATTGTAACTACTTAGTGGTTTTTCGTCAATCAAAATGTAAATTTCCTATTTAGCAATCTAACATGTTTAATTATTTCTTTTTGTTCCTTATCTATGACACTACCATTTATTTCTTTGGTAAAATCACCAAGAATACCGCAGAAAACAAAACTATATTGATGAAGGTTATCATAAATACCATATTCCATATTACTAAAAAAACCACAAACATTGTCAAATGATTTATCTTTAAAAACCAGATAACCTATTTCAGTTTGTAACTCTGATAACCAATTAAAACCAGTTAGAGAATGGAAAAAAGTAATCATTTTAATTTCTATAGATGAAGGTGATATTATGTGATTATCTATAGTTTTGACATTTGTTATGGCAGAAATAGACTCACATACTTCTTTTATAGTAATAATTTTATTTTTGTTTGGGTAATGTATTTTTGCAGGAAACAAAAATGTATTGGCTGTTTTTGCATCGACTATTAAATCTTTTGTTTTAATATCTTCAATATTATATTCATCAGTCAAAATGTATTCTCCTTGTCAGTATTCTATTCTTTTTCCTTTCCTCTTCTTCCTGCTTGGTTTTTTCCAATAATTGTTTTTCTTTTAAGGTATGATAATACATATACAAATCGCCAGATATATTTTTTCCAATAAATTCAAAAGAATAATCCCCCTCATTTATACTTTCTATTTTTCCTTCTAAAGTAAAGGTTTTATTTTTGTTTGTGTTGTTTTTATCAGCAATCGTAAAACCAAGACGACCTTTTGCATATCTCAAAGAAGGTATTTTAAAATGGTCATTATTATGTTCTATTGATACATTTATTTTTATTTGGTTTGTTACAATACTTTGTTTTATATCAGTTATTGTGCAATTTCTAAGAAAAACTCTATCTGAAGCATATGCTGGATTATTTTGAAATTTATAATTATTTTGAAATTTATGAAATACTGTTTCAACAATAGGTATAGTGATATCAACTTTTTTGTTTTTTCTTTGTTTAAATTTTTCTTTTATTTTCTGAATATCTTTTTGCTCTTTTGTTTCAGTTGTTGCAATATATGTAGTAGTTATTTTTGGAATCCCATAAATATCAAAAAGAGCATTTTCTAAATCATTGTCATCATCGTCATCAAAAGGATTTTGGACACTCATAATTGATTACCTCTTAATAGTTACACCAGTTCCGATTTTCTCAGTTTCATAATATTCTGGTTTATGTTTTTTATTGGTGACTTTACCTAGTGCTTCTTCAATTTTCTTGGTTGCTTGTTCACAACTTATCCCTTTAAAATTTTGACCTTCAATTTGGATTTCTCCTTTTGGAGAAATTGTTATAATAATTTCCGGCATATTATTCTCCCTTTTGTCTATATATTTTCTTTAAAATATTTTGTTTTGTTCCCTTTGGTCGTTTCCATTGTTACTTCAAATGTGCCTGTTCCGCCTCTATCATCATTTATTTCAACACATAAAATTGATTCTGCTTTCAAATGTGTTTGTTCAAAATATTTAATTTGAGCTACAAACAATTGAGCTAAATCTTTTTTAGTCATATCACTTTATCCTTTCTTTATGAGAATAATTCCTGATTAAAGAATTCAATTTCAGCATTGATAGCATCTTCCCTTTTAACAAATGCCATAGGAAGACAGCAACCAGTATAAATGCCGTGTAGAATTGTGACAACCCATTTTTGAATATTTGCATTAAACTCAACTTCACTAACACGTTTTATTTCTTTTTTGCCTTCAAACTCAGAAAGAAAATCTGAGTACAAAGAATGAATTGTTCCATCTGGTTTAATTATTAGGTTTATTTCTTTCATTTTTAAATTTCTCCAATATATCCTCTTCTGTTAGATATCTAAAAACCCAGCCTTTATGTTGTTTATATTTCCCCAATAAACAATTGTTCAAACTTTTTCTGTTTAGTTTGTGTTCTTTAGAAAAATCAGATTGGTTTTTACTTTTGTATTTTTTTCCATTTGGAGAAAATGCTATAAACCATTTATTTCTCCTTGTATTTTTTCCCTGTAGATTTTTTGGTATAAAAACACAATTAACAAAAGTGTAGTTATTATTACTATCTTTTCTTTCAAGGGTCAGGTAGTTTTTTTCTGTTATTTCTTTTCTATATACCTTTTTGGCATGAATATACTTAAAATACATATCTTTTTTAAACTCTAAAAAATCATTCCATCTAGGATCATGAATTATACCTCTACCACCATAAAAAGGATAATCAAGGGTGTTTTTATTATTACATCTTCTTCGCATGGAAGACCAGTATTTATAAAGAATATGTTTTGTTTCCCCATGCTTTTTGCTTAAATTTCCTCTGATTTCGCGTGTAAGACAACCACATGATTTTGTATGTCCATTTAACAAAGCATAAATTCTTACTGAACTTATTTTATTATTGTCACAAACACATACGCAGAGAAAATTATATGTTTTTGTTTTGTCTTTTTTTATTACTGTTAATCTCCCAAATTTCTTCCCTATAATATCATTCATTTTTAATTTACCATTATTTTTAATTCAATAACTCCGTTTTCTTTTGTTTTTTCTGTAAAAATATATCCTTGCATTTTTGCCACATTTTTTGCAACTTCAACAGCATAAGTTTGTTTTAGTTTATTTGCATTTTCACCTAATACTTTTGATAAACCTCCAGAAGAATATGAGTCCCATTGAAGTACATAATCATTATTCTCACCCTTAATTATGCCTAGATCAAAGGAACAATTAGGGAAAGAAGCAGCATGGAGGCATTTCCCTTTTCTTCCTGCATAATAACTAAATTCAGTTTTATTTTTATGAAATGTGCCACCTAATTTTTTAACTGCTTTTTCCAAACAAGGAAGATTATTAACTTCAAGATTTATTTTACTGATATGACTCATGATTACACCTCTTTCTTTTTAAGTTCAAATTCTTCTACTTTTCTATTAAGTAGTTCCCATAATTCATTACTTGCATCATTATTTTCTGTATCAAAAAAAGCTTTCCATAGTTCTTTATCTTCTTGCTTAATAAAAGAATCTAAATCTTCTTTAAAAGGTTCAAAACTTGAATTAAATCTAAGCCACAACTCAACCAAGTCTAATTCATTCTCTACATTAATAGTAATAGCAAAAGGTTTAAATTTGGTTTTTTTTTTCAACCACTTTGATTTCTTTCACTTTCATTTTATTTATCCTTTCTTATTCATCTTCTTCGTCACCATAATTATCCATCTCATATTCTATAACTTTTTTGTTTAAAATATCCCAAATCTCTTTTGGTCCTTTATTCATTTTTGAAACCTTAAAAGACTCAGCATACTCAAGTTTAAATTTATCATCTATAGCACGAAAAAGTGTGTCTTTTTCTTGGTTAAATAAAGCCCAAAGCTCTACTAAATCTAGTTCTTTTTCAATATCAATATTAATAGCAAAAGGTTTAAATTTTTTCTCTTCAATAATTTCTATCTTTTTCACTTTCATTTTATTTATCCTTTCTTATCTTCAAATCGTAGGAAAACAACATCAATTAACTTCTTGCCAAGATACAAACCCAAAGGAATAAATAAACTATTTGCCAAGGGATTTTCCCAAATGGATTTATCCACCACTACATAATGTTTATTTAACCCTTCTATTGCTTTAGTATTTATCCAGAAATTAAATAAAAGCCAACTACCAATAACTACTACAATCAAAAAAGAATAAAACAAATATCTAGTATACTTCATAATTATCAACCATATCTTTATTAACAGCTTCTCGAAGATTGGCTAATACCATTCGATCATGTAAAGTATCTTCCATAGCATAACGTTTAATATGCTCACATTGAATCTTTTTACAAAGCAATGTATTAGGGCTGATTTCACCATCCTCACTTAAACATAACCCTTGTGCATTTATTTGACATTCATAAACTACACATTTGATTTTCATTTTATTTCTCCTTTCAATTCAATTTAAGTTTCCTACCCCCAACAGCCTTGTTATCGGTTTTAGGTTTCAATTGAATCTTTTTCCTAATTGCACCATCTTTACTACTAGCAGCACGGAACTGTTTAGCTTTCTTTCTGATTTCATCCATATCATCTTTTCGGAAATCTGCCAATAAAGGAATATTATTCATAGCAGTTTCCAAATCATCGAAATGAGAATCTTTAGCCAATTGTTCAATTTCTGCACCTGTCCATTGTTCCTCAGCTAATTCTTTACAGAATTCTTCATTTACTGGTAGTTTTGCATGATAACGTCTATTCATAATTTCAAGGATAAATTTAATTTCATTGGCATTAGGAGTATCTACAAACCATAGAGAATCCCACCTACCTGAACGCATAAATTCAACAGGTAATTTTGATAAATCATTTGCCGTGGCTACAATAATACCGTCTGATGTACGATCATTCAACCATGTAAGAATTGTACCAAATAAACCTTGACTAACTCCTGAATCAAGATTTTGTCCTCCTGCTCCTGCAAGCGCTTTATCCACCTCCAAATGTTACGGAATAACCGTTTCCGTTATTCCTCTTATAGTTTCCTATAAGTTCAGACTATATCTTTAATTACCTTTTATTTCGGCAATTACTCCCCATTTCGGATTCACTTGAATCCTACTCCGTATGGATAGTCGTTGAACCTTCACCATTTTAAAGGTGCTTGGCTGCTGATTGCCCAATCCAATCAATTCTCAAACATTCACGCTTACTGTTTCCAGTTACGTTGTAGTTTGATTGGCTCTAAGGGGTTTCCAGCAATTAAGGGAGTTTTAGATCGACAAGGTTGCTTTTTTATCGATCAGAATGATTGCCTTGCCGAACGCATCAATTGTTTTACAAGCTAATCTTACATTTTTTTCTGTCTCCCCAACAATACCACCTTTCATTGCTCCAATGTCTAATTGAATAAGCGGCCAATCAAAAATTGATGCTAAGCATTTAGCAGAAAGTGACTTACCCGTCCCGCTTAATCCGGCAAGAAGTAATGAACGCAATTTTGGTTTATTACTACCATCAACAAAAGCTTCCTTTCTTTTGAAGACATATTCTTTCAATTTATCCAAACCACCAAGATTTTCAATTGGTTCAGGATTCATAAAATCCATAAATCCAGTGGATTTTATAATTTGTCGTTTCCTGTCAAGAATAGATTTAATATCAAATCGTTTATATTCAATCAATGACAGGGATAAAGCATTTTCAATTTCTTCATTGGATAATCCAAGACAGGCAGAAATAACTTCATCAGAATAGGAAAAATCAAATTGATCTTTTACCTTTTCATAATTTTCAGATTGTTTAAAATCTTCTTCTGCTGATTTAGAAATGGTACTGACAATCAGTTTTACTTCTTCCTTATCAGGTAAATTAAATTGAATAATAGGAATAAGTTCTTTAAGAACAGTTGGAATTTTATTAGGGGTATGACCGACAATTACCAAACAAACTTGATTAGCTTTACACAATTCATAATTATTCAGGAACATTTGAATAATTGTAGGATTTTCTAAAAAGAAATCATAATTTTCCAGAATGATTGCTTTTTGTTGTAATTCAGTTGCTTTCTGAAGAATAGATAGTTGGTCAGCATCTTCTGATTGACTATCAATGGTTAAACCTGAAACCATATTCCATTCAATTTTTTCAAATGGTGGTTTTACCGTAATGGATTTAACTGCACGTTTAATTTCTAATGCTTCTACATATAGTGCAGCATATCCAGCGGAAAGATATTTACTAATATCTGACATTTTGTTTCTCCTTTCTTTGATTAAGAGTCTTTTCTATGATTATAATATGTTTCCAAGTTGTATAATCTCCTACGTATTTCATTTTTAAACAAATTAAATTCATCACCAAAATAAAGTAAACTATCAAGCAAATTGCGATAGAATTTAATAGCTTCATCTAATTCACTATCAGATAGTATACCGTCATTAATTTTCTCCATTAATTCTCTTGTCATTTTATTTCTCCTTTCTTTGGTTAAAAGTCTTTCGGATAAATCCAAATCATATTACTTGCTCTTGGTTCAATAGTAATTGAATCACCACCAGAAATTTCAATCACATCCTTTTTATCCCTTTGCAATAACATTACACTTATTTTTTTTCTATTATTTTCTTTATCAAACACAAAATGGATATTAGTTCTTTCTGCCAAAAATATTTTGTCACTTTTCAAATCCCAAGGAGAAGTAAGATAAATATTGCTTTCTTCCATTTCACCCCTATAAAATTTAATTTTTTTTCCAATACAGTTATTTTATTATTTAATTTTTCCAACTCCTCCCGCACCCATTTAGGTAATTTATTAATATCTTCATTTGCTTTTCTACTCATTTTATTTCTCCTTTCTTTGGTAATTAAAATCAATAATATGTCTTTTTCCTTTTGGGTAGATAAAACGCATAATAAAAATACCCTTTCCCTTTTCAACAAGATTATCTAATTTTCTACATTGTTTAATAGCTGATTTAAAAGTTTTACAATTTCTATGTGAAGAATAACCTTTGTGGTTTTCTTCACCATATTTGGGATCATCCATAAGTAACCATTTTTTATATTTATGACAATACATTACAGAATCAAAACAACCAACTAAATAACGTATATTTTTTCCTTTCATATTTTTATTTCTCCTTTCTGCCAGCGTAAAAACCAGCCATAAAGATATATTCCAATTGTTTGTTTTTATCCATGATGTTTAAATGATCTTTATTCATTTTAAAGAAATATTCTTTAGCTTTAAATCCTTGTTGATAATCATCCAATGTCAAATTTTCCTCTTTATATTTTATTTTTAAATTATACCTTTTGAATTTATTCATACATATTTAAACTCCCAATCTTTTAATTGATATGGTTTATCTTCTTTATCTTTTTTACCAGCTAATATTTTAGCAATTAAACCAGTATCCATTCCCATTACCTCAGTAAAACCATGTAAGAATTTCTCTTTGAATACTTCTTCACTAGGTATATGTCTTGCTTCAAATAATTTATTTTCCAATTTTAAATCCAGCCAATTACTATCTGACAGCTCCCATTCTGCTTCCAACTTAACCTTTCCTAACCATTTAAACATGGGTTTGATAGTCATACAACCTTCAACCAAATCCATGACTTGTTCAGCTTCATTTTTAAAGATATTGAAATAACCAGAGTCATGAATCTGACCAACAACTTTACTTCTCAAATCTAATTCTCGCATTTTGTTTTCTGTTTCAATCAAGGAATGTAGCAGCAAATGAAATGAGGTTGATTGTATTGGAAAATTAATAATCTCATTACGTTTCATTGGATAACGTCTTCTGAAGCCCAATGGATTTTCCACATAACCTAAATCATAATAACTATCAACAATCCATTTTTGCCATTCTTCCACACCACTATAACGTTTATAAAAAACTTTTTGGCATTCAGTAATGTGTTGTTCTGAATAATCCTTAAAGAAATCACTCCAAGATTTATCAAATCCTTTTACCTGTTTGGCTTTTTGAAAAGCTTTCTTTACATATTCTACATAGAAATCAGATTTCCTGAATTCCTCTGCCATGGAAATTGAACTGGCACCAAACAAATTAGCAAAAGTAAAATTATTCTTGGCAAGAAATCTTTCATCCTTATGGGTTGCTTTTATTTCATCGACTGATTTGTTAATACCAAAAATAACTCCTGCCCAATGGGAATGTTGGTCATAACCATTATTTAAATCTTCAATTAATTGGTCGTCTTCTGATATAGCGGCAGCTACTTTAACTTCAGCACCAACATAATCGACCTCTCCAAGCATCCCCTCTTGGAGATTTAATTGATAATTCCCACATTGATACTGTTTATAAAATTCAATTCTGGTAAAAATTTTTCTGATATTATGCCAAGGAACACCATTAATAATATCACCATGTTTTGGTATGGTGTTATGTACCACAATATTGTTTGCTACAAAAGAGTGTGAATCTTCAATTGTTAAATCAAAAGTCTCACACTCACCGGCAGGAATAATACTTACAATTTCTTTTTCTTCAAACGCTTGTAAGTTGGCCGATACATTTTCATTAATGCTTCCCTCATTGATAAACCAATTGATAGACGGTAATGAAATCTCCCTGTTGATATGCCATACTCTCTTGCCCAATCTGCCAATGATTGTGTTTTTCCTAAATAAGTTAAAAGTCTTTTTACTCTTCGATTGTCTGCTTGCATTTTTGGGGTTGCCCAACAACAATTCTTTGGTGAATAATTGCCATTTACATTTATTCGTTCTATTGACCAACCCTTTTCTGGTTTTTCTCCCATATCTTTTAGAAAAAATCTGAATTTGTGCCATCTTGTGCAAACTTTTATTCCTCTTCCCCCGTATCGTGGATAATCTTTGCTTGTTTTGCTGTTGCATCTGTTTTTCATTGCTGCCCAACTGTAATAAGTTGGGCTTGTATAATTCTTTGTTCTGTGACCTAAACTCATAACAAATATCTCCTTTAAGTAATTGGTCTGTACGAACCCATCCACGTTTTGTTAGATATGGATGATTTTCCGTACTTGTTACCATATTACCACTTTCAGAAGATACGGCAAACACCTTTTTTATTCCATTACGATACACACCAATAATTTTTTTCCAAGAACCATCATGAGTAAGAACTTCAAATTGTTCATTATTTTCATATCTTTTTACAATTTCCTCAATTGCAATATTTCCTTTATTTGTTAATACTAATACACCCCCTTTAAGGCATTGGAAGAGAGTAGCAGAACTTCTATATGTACGAGTAGAATGCAACCAAAAATCAGTATGAAAGAAAATATCTGATTCATTAGCAATAAGTCTACGAAAACCTTTCACATAGGTATTCTTGGCTTTTTTCAATTTTCTTGCATTAATCAATAATTTACAAAACTCAACATTTTCCTTTTCTGCGTAATGTAACAATACATCTTCTGCTACCGAATAATTACCCTTATCATTTTTCCCTTTAGTTGGTTTCAATTCAAGAAATTCAAAGAGAAATTGCTGCATTTGTACAGGGCTGGCAATATTGAAAATCATGATGATACACCCAATCTTTTAACAATTTTATTTTCAAAAACAGTATATTTAAAACCAAATAATGTATCCTCTATTGAATAAGTCCAACACATGCCATCATACTCTGGTTCTTCCATTATTTCATAAATCAAATCAGAATTTGGCATGTTATGTATTTTAATAATATCTCCTTTTTTAAATTCAGGTTCCGTTTTTTTCCAGTTTTTATCTTCTTGAAAATGAATATTATCAATTAATCCATTTTTATTATCTCTACATTGACATGGTTCAAAAGTTATTTTAATTTCTTGTGTTTTATTTTCAACACTATATTTTAATTCTTGTAAGCAAAAAGGGCATTCAACTATCAGTCTCATGTTATTTACTCCTTAAAGAAATACGTTTTGGTTTAGTTCTTTTCAATTTGTATCTTTTTGGTAATGTTGATGGAATTTCTAAATAATCAAGAACTTTTTGTATTCCAAGATTCTCCATACAATATTTATGTAATTGTGGGTGTATTTTTCTCATTATATGAAATCTATTAATTTTTTCCATATGAATGCCAAACATACAAAACATACAGCCAGTTCTTCCAATTCCTTTTTTATAAATATCTGCATAAGGTAAATTATTTGTATGGATGTATTTCCAAATGTCTTTTTCTGTAAAAATAGACAATGGTTTACTTTGTGGTTTGTTTAGTGTGAAACTATTGCATCCATATTCTTTCCATTGACCCAAACGAACACCACTATCATCGGTCATTGTCCCTATATATGGTTTTCTATTTGTTTGTTTTTCATATATATATATAGGTTTCTTTTTTATCCAGTCACAACAGTATTCACTTATTTTAAATGGTGCTATTAATAGTTTATGCCACTTATCAGACAACTTAGCTCTCTGTTTATATACACCTTTATTCCATCCAGTTAAATGATATTTGCTAATATTTGAATTGGGATTGTGTCTTATTTTCCTTATTCTTAAAGAAACTTCTTTACTTATTACTGGATAACCATATTCTTCAATTACTTGTTTGAAATTCTTTTTAGGTTTAACCCACATAACATTATCAAATGTTTTAACAAACTCTCTGATTTCAGGCCATTCAAGACCAGTATCAGAAAATACAGCAGGAACATCTGGATAAATTTGTCTAACCAAATGCAATAAAACTGTTGAATCTTTTCCACCAGAAAAAGAAACATATACATTTCCATTCCAATATTCATACCACTCTTTGATTTTCTCTTGTGCATAAAGTACCTTTGTTTCTAATGATAAAGATTGTAAAAGTTTTAAATCTTGGTATGTTCTTTTTTGTTTTCTTTTTAGTTTGTGTTTTATCATACAATTATATCTTCTACTCTTAAAATATCACAAGTATCAAAGGTTAAATTGTACCCTTTAATTGTTCTTACATATAAATTATCTTCATTTCCATCCAACAGCAACTCACAAATAAACTCATCATTATTATTCATGATTACTTTAAATTTTAATTGTTCCATAAGTTTTTCCATCTTATCTTCTCCTTAAAGAAATACGTTTTGGTTTTTCAAAACATAAAGATTGTAAATCTTTTTCCTCTTTCTTCTTTTTAGTCTTTCCTGTTTTGTTCTCAAGGTATTTGTTAAACTCAATAACTTCAGGCATTGATTCAATTTCTGCTTCAATTCGTTCTATTTCTTTATCCAGAAACTTTTCAAATTCATTCAATTCCTGTTCACCAATATTGATTCCCCTTTGGGTCATATCAGCAAACAACATATGACCATCATATAAGAATTCATAATTTTCCTTGGCTTTGGGATATATATCAAATAAGTCTTTTCGAAACAATAAAAAATTATTAAATGTAGTGATAACGTCTAAAGCATTGTATTGAATCATATCTTCTTTTGGTGCTTCTCGAATCTTATTTACTTTTTCAAAGGTATAGTTACCAACATCATCATTATCTTCCTCTTCTGAATCATTATCTTCTTTATCAATGGATTTTTTACTGGTTTCCAAATATTTCTTAATAGTCTCATTATATGGTGGAATTCCAAACCTTACCAAGTTCTGAAAATCCAAGGAAGTACAACCTTCCCGCTCATCAATAACATGGGTTGCCAACATGGTACAAAACATATTTTCAATTCTTTTAATTTTAAAAATAAACCGACTGGCTAAATCTTCAAATTTACTATTTTGAATAACTTTACAAATATTTTTATTGGTTAGTAATTTCTGCATTTGCAAATGAAACCATATTTCTATTTTCTTATCCTTCTTCCAAAAATCCTCATGGAATACCCATGCACTTTGCTTATTAGCAAAGGCAATATAGATTATTTCAAAGTAATGGTCATAAGGAAACAGATTAGTGGTTTCATAGTCTAAAGCAATCTCTTTACATTGGTTCCATAAATTAAATAATTGCTTGGCTTCTTTTACTGTTTTAACTTCGGTAATAGTTATACCTTCAAGTATTTTCCGTTCCTGCAATATTTTTTTGACTTCGGTACGTTTGTAGGCAATTTTATTCCAAAACTTAAAAATTCTTTCCAAGTCACGTTTGTAAGTATGTTGATAATAATAATTCAATTCATCAATACCGTTTTTCTTACTATACATTTCCCGATTGTAAGGATCATAAACTGGAAATACCAAACAATTATATTCATAATTAGGTATAATTCTATTTCTAAGTTTGGAAATGGCATATTTATTTTTCAGGTTGAATAAATATTTAAATGCCATTTCACCACAACAAATAATCAATTTAGGTTTTAACTCTTTAAGACGTGCATCCAAAATACTTTGACAGCATTTAAAATGTGTATCCGAGGTTTTCTTTTTGGAAGGATTATAGCAAGAGACAGCATGAAGCATTGCCGATTGTTTGGCTAGATTGATACCAAATTTAATAGCAATACTTCTGAGAATTTTAGATCGTGAATCAGCAAATGGTTTGCCTTTTTCATCATCTTCTTTGGATACCTTTTGGCCCAATATAATTAATCCATCATATTGTGGTCCTTGATATATTTCCAATACTGGATTATCAATCTTATTATTTTTCAAACCACATTTATTACAATCAAATTTTGAATTGTTAGTTTTTTTATTTAATGATGGTATTGGAAAATAAAAAGACATTATATTAATTCCTTAGTTAATTAATGGTGGGAGCGGCGGATCACGATCCCGCAATCCTCAAGGGCGACGGCTTTTAAGGCCGTAGTGTATTTCCAGTTCCACCACGCTCCCATATTTATTTAAATTTAATCAAGGCAAGGTTTAAAGCCAATAATTCTTGGTTCCTGATTTTCTCTTATTTCTTTTAAATTAACCTTGGTAACTCCCACCGCTTTTATTTCATCATTATCAATACATTCAATTAGATCAGCCACAATCATTTTAGCTCTAATTCTAGCATCAACATCATCAACGGCAATAACGGGAATATAAACCTGCAACATATAATTCTTATCCATTTATATTCATCCTTTATTTAATGGTGGACCTGACAGGACTTGAACCTGTAACAATTCCGTTATGAGCGGAGAGATCTGCCAGTTGATCTACAGGTCCATTATAATAAGGGGGTTTATATCTTGGGCAATATAAACCCCCATTCTCCCTTTCTTTTCCGATTTATGTCGTAGTTAATTTATCGACCCATATATTTAATAACTCCTTTCAATTTATTTAATAGGAATTATTCTCCCATAGCAGCTTCAACTACAGCTACCATTTGTTTAACCAGTTTCTTAATTTCAAATTTATTCTTACCACGTTCCGTAAGAATTGGTGTAACAGCCTTTACAATATCACTTTCATCTTCTCCGGCCTCAACCATTTCTTCGACAATTTGGAAAAGAGATTTAGATTCTTCACCTTTATCAATCCCCTTGGCTTTTTCCTTCTTACCTTTCTCTTCCTTGCCTTTTTTCTTGGATTCCTTGGGAAGTACGGCCAAAATCTTTTCAGCCATTTTATCAACCGATTTCTTTTCCAGAATACCCAATTTAATATTGAGTACAGCACACATTTCTTTTAGGGTTTCTTTATCTTCTGCTTCAACAGCATCATTAACTGCTTCCTCAGTAATATCCAATTCAGCAGTTTCTTCTACTTCCTCTTCAGCTTCTTCTGCTTCACTGGACTCCAAACGATCCAACATTTCTTTTTTCAGTTTCTTAACATCTTCCCGATAAGGTGATTTACCACGACCAGAGCGGAAAGAAATACCTTTAAACAATTCAGGATTATCTTCCTTAACTGAATCGGCAACTTCTTTCAAACTCTCTGCATCATCAGCTTCATTGATTGCTTCAATCAATTCAGCATAATCATTTTCTTCTTCTTTGGCCTTTTTCCCTTTTCCTTTTGACACTTCTTTTTCAACTTTTTCCTTTTTGCCCTTAGCTGGTTTTTCTTCCTCAACTTCTTTAGCTTTTTTACCCTTAACCTTGTCTACAATTTTCTTAGCACTTTTTTCAATTACTTCTTTTGCTTCCATTTGTCCTTCTTCATACTCATCAATTGCTGCAAGCATGGCTTTTTTCAATTTCTTTACCAATTTAGTATCAGTATCAATTTCACTGAAGATTTCTTCATAATCTTCATCTTGTGCCAATTCAACCAATTCATCAATTTCTGTAGCTTCATCAATAGCTTCACGCAATTCGGAAAAATCAGCTTCTTCCTTTTCTTCTTCCTTTTCTTCTTCCTTTTCAGCTTTACCTTTTTTACCTTTAGCCGGTTTTTCATCTTCTTCAATTGCATCAGCTTCATCAAACAATTCATCAGGAAGATCATCATACCATTCCGTAAATTCATCCGAATAAGCTTTTTCAGCATCAATATTCTTCAGAATTTCCAGAGTCAATTCATCTTCATCCAAATTTTTGATTTTCTTTGCATCAAGACCAACTTCCTTAGCGAATTCCTTGAGTTGTTTCAGTTCCATGATTAATTCTCCTGTATTAATTTTGTAGGCTAGAAATAATTTATTCGCAACCTCAATCTCTTCCTTGGTAGCAATTGCGAGTTTGCTACTAAGCACTATCTTGACCAATTCAAAATACTGAACAGCCTTAACGCATCGCAAAACCTCCTTTCGTAAATATTTATGCTGCATCCCATGTAGAATACCTTTTTCCTTATTGGTAAGGCCAAAGTCAGCCATACCCATATTAATCCATTTATACCGTCGCCACCGTTGCGCAAGGGTATATAAATAAACTTTCCAAACAGGTAGTTTTACTTTATGGTGTTTTTTCATTTAAACTTTGAGTTTTTTTAAAATTTGTTCTTCAATTATTTTTCTAGATAATTTCATCACAACATCATAGATTTCTTCATCATCTTCAATTGCATTTCTAACAATATTTTCAATTGCTTTTGTGAAATTTTTAACTTCAATATCATCAATTGCTTGTATTAGTTTTTCTTTTAATTTGTTCTGAATTTCTGGATCATCTTTAAAAATAATAAATAGACTCTCCTCAACACTTTTGCTCATGATTTATTCTCCTTTCTTTGTTTAAATCTATCAAAACCTCTATTCCATTCAAGTACTAAATCACCAGCAGAATATTTATTAGGCAAACCTTTTAAACCTGTTTGATATGCTTCTTCTAAAGCTTTATCGGTAAATTTTGGTGGTGTGTTTCTCCTTTTTAAATTTAATCTCATTTTATTTGGTTTTGGATGATAACCTTCAATACCAATATGGGGATATTTTGTAGCTGGTATTTTAGCAGCTATTTCCTGTACTTTCTTTTTTCCTAAATATTGTTCACAAATCTTCTTCCATGAAATATTGGTTCTTTTAAAAATCCATTTCCAACACCATGAAAACGTTTTACCTTGGTCAATTAATTCAAGATATTCTTTCTCCCTTCTGTCAATAACCTCATTGACTTCTTTCAGTTGTTGCTCTAATTGTTTTCTTTGTTCAAACAGTTCAAGGAATTGCCGATGCTCAGGATTTAATTTTTGATATTCTGCTTTAGAAATGTGTTTGACGGTTCCTTCAGGGTAAGGATTGAATTTCAATGAAATCTCCTTTCCATTCTGGATTTTTGGAGTGAAGCAGCTTGTAGGGAATTTTATATTACTCCCCATTTACAACCTTGTCAAGAACTTTTAAAACGTTGATTTTACACAGGTTTTTAGAAAAGTAAGAAAACAAACAATGCAAAATAGGTTTTTATTGCCAATTTTCAGGATCATCCAGTGCGTTATCTGATTTAGTAAATTCACTTTTTACTTTTTGAGAACCCCATATTCTTTTATACTCTTCTTCTGTAGGAATACCATCAGCAAAATATTCGTAGTCAGAAAAAATCTTTATATCAATTTTTTGTTGTCTTTTTTTATACATTTTATTCAGTGTATAAGCCCACATAACTGCTTTAGCTGGATTATCAATAATCAGAGAAATAAAAGCAATCAAATGGTCTGTAACAGGTGTTTGAAAATGTTGTAGACGTTTCTTCAATACTTGAAAAAGAAAAGAATTAACAATATCTTCATGTATATCTTTAGCTCCTTCATTTAAACACAAAAGAATAAATATTCTGGATTCTATTTCCGTCATTTCCCTTTTCTTGGTTTGAAATAGATAATCAATGGTTTTCATTTTTTAGATTCCTTCCATTTACGTTTAAGTATTTGTTCAGTAGCAAAACTACCAAATTTAAAAACATGATCTCCTGTCAATTGATTTTCAGGACAAATGAAATAATATAAACCAAAATGGTTTACCATTTTCAATCTTTTAAAACAAAAAGGACATATATATTCTTCCATTTTTAAAGCCTTTCTGAACGGATAGCAAAGGGAAAGAAACCACGTTCATCAACAATAATTTGCCCTTGTTTATTAACAGACAGTTTAGCGTGCTTATCTTGTGCTTCTTTCAGTGTGTTGTGTTCTGATATAATTTCATAATTTCTGCCATCAAATTCCCTTGTTACAAAATATTTAGAATGTTGTGAAAATCTAGGAAGAAAACAATTTTCCAATTTGATTGTTTGTCTATTCAAATTTCTTTTAATACCAAAAATGTCATGGGTAAAATCAAACACACTGGCATTTAGCAAATCAATCAATCGAAGCGGAATAATATTGGTATGAACACAAGCAATATCCATAACAATATCCAGTTTATCTTTTTTATATTCCTTATACATTTTAATAAAACGATCAACAATTTGTACAATCAATTCATGGTCTTGTTTATTCACATTAATTTCCAACATGATTTATTCTCCTTTCCGTTTTACTTCCTTGATTTCAAAATCTTTAATTTTCTCAACCTTTAACAATTGATTATAAATTTTAAATCTTGCATTCAATTGGTTTGTAGCTTTAACAATTCTGTTTTGTTTTTTCTTCTTTACAAGAATGGAAACAATAAAAGAATATTCCCTTTCTTCTGATTCATCCATTTAATTTACTCCTTTCTTTAGTTTGTTTACAGTGGCAGATTTGAGAGTTATCACCATAATTAACACCATGCCACCAATAACCATTAAATACAAACCAAACATCTGTTCTAGTTCCAGCTATATTATGTTTACCAATTTTTACTTTTCTAATTGGAATCCGTAATGTTCCCGGCCAATTGATTACAAGATACTTTAAAAAATCATCTTTATAAGTTACAAGATAAAGTACAATCTTTTTATTATCTATCATCCTTTGTCTATCATTTTCCCCACAACAAGAATAACAAATCAATTCATTACTATTGTTTAAAGCATATCCCGTTCCTCCATTTTTCTGTAGTTCAATAATATGATGACATTGTTTACATTGAAAATGAGTATATGTTGAATAATTATCAGGATCATATTTAACCATTGTTTTCATAATTATTTCCTTTCAGTTGTTTCACCTTGTTCTTCAATAACTCTCATAATGGTTCTAGCTAAACCAATAGGGGTTTTATCACCTCCAATTGTGTTGTAACGTCTTTTCTTATTTCTTTTCAATTGTAATTCTTCTACAATAGATTGACCAATTTGTTCTAGTTCATTATCTGTATAATCAGTAGAATGTTTCCTCATGTTATTATTCCTTTCCTATTTCTCGTGAATAATAATATAATGGGGAATAATTAAACCCTGTTGGCTGTATATCATGTTTAATTCCATAACGCCAATCAACTGCATTTGGATTATCATGACTAACTGAATTGAATGAAGAATCACAAGCCTCAATAATAACAACCGTGCCTTTTCCGTGAGGTGTTATTACTCTATCATTAATTTCATATTCTTTTTTATTATCAATCCACCAACCCATTTCTCTTTTCATATTATTATTCCTTTCCTATTTTATTAATATAATCCATAGCCTCTTCTCTAGTATAAAAACCACCAGCAGATAATTCTTCACTTGGTTTATATTTATCATCTTCCAATTGTAAAATAGTAACTCCATATATTTTGCTTGATCTATTCAATATTCCTTCACCTCTTGATAATTCATAAAGATATTTATCATTGTCAATTGAACCATAATCAATTATTACAGGAGTCATAAAATTATGTTTGCCATTGTATGTTTTAAAAATATTTTTTCTATTTTATTTTTCTCCATTTTAATTCTCCTTTTCTGTTTTATATTCCCCAATAACAAACACCTTTCTGCACCTTACTTTGGTAATATCATTAGGATAAACCACAAAATCATCAACATGTACCTTACATTTTAAAAGTTTTCCTTTATTATATTTTAATGCCATCTCAGGTTTTGGTGAGAGATGCAAACCACCTCCACATTGTCTATTTTTATCCTCATCAAAATCAGGACAAATAATTTCTTCACCAACATTATATTTAATTTTGCCAGTATAAAAATCACAATTTGTTTCGGGGTTTACGGATTTAAACAAAAGAATATGTTCACTATCAACCATAGGATAAATATCAATAAATGAATCTTTTGTGTGTTTAAATTGTCTTTGTTTGATTACTTGTACTGATTTATCTTTAATTATTGTTGGCTTACAATCAAAACAAATAATAACTGAATTGTGTTTAGCAGTTATTTTGCTTTTGTTTGAATAACACCTTGCAATTGCTGTTTCAAAAAGAGTTGTTTGGGAATTCCCCCACATTACATTTACTTGGGAATTATCCAGCATTTCATTTACTTGGGAATTCCCCCACATTTCATTTACTTGGGAATTCCCCCACATTTCATTTACTTGGGAATTCCCCCACATTTCATTTACTTGGGAATTATTCCGCATTACATTTACTTGGGAATTCTCCCGCATTACATTTACTTGGGAATTCTCCCGCATTACATTTACTTGGGAATTCCCCCACATTTCATTTACTTGGGAATTATCCAGCATTTCATTTACTTGGGAATTACCCCACATTACATTTACTTGGGAATTACCCCACATTACATTTACTTGGGAATTATCCCGCATTTCATTTACTTGGGAATTATTCCGCATTACATTTACTTGGGAATTATTCCGCATTACATTTACTTGGGAATTCCCCCACATTATATTTACTGTTGTTTTGTTAACCAGTATAACAATACTGTTTTCTCTGTGAGAAAATAAATTAATTTGTTCACTAGCATCAATAATAATTTTAGTTGTTTTTTTGAATACTTTTGGTAATTTATCCAGTTGTTTTTGATTTTTAACAATGATCTCTTTCATTTTATTTCTCCTTAAAGTTTTATTTATCTAACTACTGAATAATCACCTTTAGAAATACGTTCAAAGATTAAATCAATAGCCTGTTCTGGTACTGGCAATAGTTCCTTGGCTTTCTCTTTCAGTTTAAACATTTCAAAGGCTGAGAATAAATGACTATCACAAGTTAAAACTACACTGGCTTTCTTTTGTTTATTTAATAGGGTTTTATTATACTCAGCAAAAACATCAATTGGAAATGGACGGAAATTTTTCAACGGTGATAGTTTAAATTTAATTTGATCTTTTCTAGGGAACTCCACTACAACGGAAGTATAACCATATTTCGTTTTAAATTTAAATGTTATCATGATAAATCTCCTTTCCTTGGTTAATTGTTATTTTTTAAATGCATCCATTAAATCAAATACAATCGCATAAATTGTTACAACCAAAAAACAAAACACAAACATATTTTCATTTATTGGTTCAATCGATTGTGTTCTACTGGCATACACAAAAATACCAAAAAGAATTATAAATCGCATTTTAATACTCCTTTCTTTAGTTATTTAACTAATTTAAGGTTGCTTTTTTTTGTGCCGATTCTCCATGTATTATTCTTATGAATTGGATTACCTTGAAATAAATTGTCTTTAATAAAATCAACACAAACAAATGTACAGTTATTTCCTGTTACATAAGGTACTTCAATTGCACCAACAATTCCAATTTCTCCCGGTTCAGTAATACATTTAGGATTTCCGGCATATCCTGAATAATATGCCTCTACAGGAGTTTTAACAGTAACTTTGTCACCTACTTTAAAATTTATTTTCATTTAAATTCTCCTTTCAAATTCTGGAGTCAATTCACTTGTTATGATTAATTAGAATACTTCATGGTCGTTTGTCCATTGCCTTTGTGTACCATGATCCATATCCATAATAAACACCCGTTGCTTGCCATTAGCATGTTTCCAAGGGATATTTTTTGGATTATTCAGAATATCTTTTAAATTAAATCGCCTGACCGCGTTTCCAAAGTTATTCAATTCAACGGCACCAATTACTTTCCATTTAACACTTGGTACATTCATATTTATTTCTGGTCGAGTGATACAGCCATCATCATGCAAATCCATATATTCAGTTTTATTGGTTGTAAATGCAATTGTACGTTTAATCATTTTAAATACTCCTGTTTAAAGTTATAAATAATCTTATTCAATTTACCTTTACATTCCAATTCTGCATTAGTACCAACTGATTGTAAATAAATAAGAATTGCTTTTTCAATATAATTACATTGCCCATTATCCGATGAAATGATATTCAGCAAATTATTTTTATCCGTGAAATAATCTACCTGTTTACCATTTTCAAATCGTGAGCGGCAAAGGTGATTAGTAAAATGCTTTTCAAATATAATTGAACAGCTATTATAAATAAGCTTTACTTGAAATGACTCAAATAGTATTTCAAAGTAGTTTTTCATTTTTGGCTTTCCTTTCCCTGTTAGGGTGTTATTTAAACTCTTTCACCAATAAATAACAAATCAGAAAGCATACTTTGAATATCATAATGAAACAATTCTTCCAAATAATCACGTAACATATGTTTTTTATTTAAATATTGTGAATTACTTCCATATTTATCAATAAAATGCAGACTAAATTCCAGTGGATTCTTTTTGGAAATAATTAAAGTAAAATCTGCATGTCCACAATAATATCCCTTTGAATTCATACAATGAAAAGAATTACTGCATTTAAAATACTTTCCTTTATCTTCAATAATCCATTTACAATCAATTCCAGAGCCATGTGAAAGATTATCAAGAATAACTTTTTCGTTTAATTTAGCTTCAAAGGAAAACCTTTGATTTTCATATTGTCTGGCAAATTCCAAATCAGTATTATTCCATTGAATTGAATGACCTGCATTTCCTCTTGAATTACACCATATTTCCAATTTATCTGCATCAAAATCATAAAGCAAATGTTGACCATTACCTAGAGATTTAATATACTGCATATTCTCTTATTTAAGAGTATTCATTTTAATTCTCCTTTGGTTTAATAAACAAGGTTTTAAATGGTGTTATATCATGAATATTTCTATATAATTCAATACGACAAATATGTTTTTTAAAGTGTTCAGGAATACCATATTTGATTAGATTACGTTCTGTTTTATATTCTCCTGTAATCATCCTATTATTCATTCCAACCTCATCAAAAGAGTCGTCTTTATTTTGCTTGGTAATAATAGCTTTCATTTTAATTCTCCTTTCCAATTATGTATTCTGGATTTAATCAGCTTGTTACTTTTCAATAAATCCCGTACCATTACACAATTCACAGCTAGTAGAATTTACATGAACATAACGTTGACCACTCCCACGACAAATACTACACAATTCATTTCCATTTTGATATTGTTCAATTGTTTCAATAAATCTGTCTTTCAATTTATCAATATCAATATACCAATTTCCACCAGCTTCAACATATCCATATTCATTTTCTTTTTCACAACAAAAACGATAGATTTCCCAAAGAGTATCATCATCCAATTCATCAGCAAATTCTCTTAAAGTCTTTTCTTCAATTGGATAATAACGAATCATCTGCCCGTTATTACAGTTTGGACAAATTGGATAATCCCCTAAATCAATAATCAATTCCCTTGCAATTCCTTCCCAAAAACAGTTCATGCATTTACATTCCCTATCTTTAATTTGTTCTTCTGAATACTCATCCGGCAATAATTTAATCAAATCAGATTTAATATAACTATCCCATGCCTCATTTTCCATTTCCATTTCAATTTGTGATACCATATCATCATCCAATACACAATAATCTTCCAATTGATCCAATTCCATTTCATTCCAGATATCTTCTCTAATCCACAATTGAATTGAACCATAACCACCATAGGTTTCAATCAATTTGGAATCAGATTCAATTGGTTGCCATGTTGCAAAACCATTTTCACTTCGATGATTATCTGATAAATAATCTCCCCTGTCAAAATCTCCCATTGACCATGATTCAATTGAATCTTTCAAGTCATTGTGTTCCTTCAAATATCTTACATTAGCACGTTCTACAGCACATGAATTATCGTAATCACCAAAAGAAAGATATTCACAAGATATATATTTAATTCCATTGACCAATTCTTTAGTTTGTTTGTTCATTTTAATTCTCCTTTTAGTTTTTGGAGTCAATCAGCTTGTTATACAATTATCTACCACACTCATAATCACGTTCCCTGTCAAGCATGTTTTTTTCATATTTATTATTGGGGATTGAATTAATGTCAATCATTGCAATCCAACGAGAACCAATAATCTGATTATATTTCATAATCAACATAGCAGTATTATCAGGATAAATCATAATAGTAAAATAAATCTGATCATAATCAACTGAAATCATATGATTATTAATCAATTCAACTAATTTATCAGTTGGTTTAACATTATAAAAATAACGGCAAGGAGTTTGCGCCCTACAAACTTCCAAATAATTACCAATTGTGGCTTTTTCGCCAAATGGAATAGCTTTAAATGCCTTTGAATTTTTATCATGGGGTGCATATTCAGAAAAGAAATCTAAGAATTGACAGACTTCTTTAATCAATAGTTTTTCTATGAATAATGGCATTTTAATTCTCCTTTATTAATTAATTATTAATTTCCTTTTCACTTAATCAAATTCCGCATATAAAAATCCTCACTAATAGGATATGGAATATCTTTAAATTCTCCGGCTTTACTTTCTAGATAATCAACCATTGTATTCCAGCTTTTCACATAAATATCAATTTCCTTTTCAAAGCTTTTCAGTTTATCAATATGATCCTGAAAGCTATACCAATTATCATATTCAAATATATATTCCATTTTAAGCAGTTTATTCCCGTCATTTCGACACAATCTAATTGTAATCATGTTGTCGTAATCAATTCCATTTCCCCATATTTTCAATTCATGCTCTACATATCCCACGGCATAATAAACCGTAAAATCTTTCAATACTTCCTTGGCTTTCGTTTCAATTCGTTTACTAACAGTTTTCCCCTCAAAGGATTTAAGCACAGGAATAATCAATTGCATAACTATTACTTTTTTCTCAAGCTTGGCAATATAAGCATTAATCTTTTTTACCAATTCAAATTTATTTACCTTTTTTCCGGTTATCGGATACATGATTAATTCTCCTTCCCTTTGGAAAAAATGGATTCATAAACTTGTGCAATTTGCCATGCGTAATTAATCAGACCATGCCAATTGCACCATGCTTCAAACAATTCCGCTTCTGTCATTTGATTCAACTGTTCAATTTGATTATCAAACAAAAGAAGATGGCAATTATCAGGACAATCAAGATCAAAAACTTGATTAGCAATATCCTTCTTAATCTGTTTTGGCAATTCAGACCATTTCATGATTATTCTCCTTTGTCTGGTTTATTTTCATGCAACATGCATCTTTATTTCATAGCTTGTCAAGTAAAATCTATAAACAGTTGAAAAAGCTAATTTTTTCTGTGATAACCTTGTAGCAAATATATTCAAAACAATTCAAAAATCAAATTGAAATTCAAATTCTGGAGTCGATTGCCTTGTTATGATTAATTATATAATGGTGCGAATACATGGATAGGTGGTGGAATTAAAAAATAAAAAATTTAATTAAAAAATAATAACCTTAAATCAATTAAGGTTATAGTCGATTAATGAATAATTGATAGGAGCAAACAATAAAACAGCGATTAATAATTTAAACCTGGGTATGCTATTAATAATCATGCAACGAATCCAGGCGAAAACATTAATAATCATATTACTATATTTTGACATTATTAAGCCTCCTTTACAGGTAAAATCCTTGAAAAACACCTTCTACAACATGCCACGCCATTTTAAAGTCTGTCAAGGATCTTTAAACTATTGAAATCATTACATTTTTACATATATAACTGAAATAGTATAAAAATAAATAATCAATAAAAACAATAGTTTATAAATCCGGTTTAAACACTATAAAAAAACGTCTGAACTTATAACTATAAAAAAAATGACTTATTACATAATGATAAAATCATCTAAAACTATCAGGATAAAATTAGATGCTATGAAACCGGATAAAACCCCGAAAAAATGACCGGCGGAAAAAAATGAAAAATCTTACGGAAAAATGTATTTTTTCGTTTGACATTAGCCATATTGCCATTATATATAACACGTACCTAATTTTTTCCGCTCCTTGATCCTTGACAATTGAATATCTGCCTAGCTTGACGGGTTTTGGGTTTTGCCTGAAATTACGCTAGGCAGAGCTAATAACGGAAAACAGCCTGTTATTAGTCAAGGGATAAAGCAAAGGAGATTGACAATGAAAAAACAATTTGCAGAAATGAATCAAATTGAAAAACACATACATAATGCAAAAGAGCTTATGACAATGAATAAAAATGCAATTGAAATCTTGCTGTCCAATAATAGCTACAGAATGCCCCAAATAATCCTCGAAATGGAAAATGAAAAACAAGCGGCATGGATAGGAGAACTTGAAAACATGCTAGAAGAAGGAAAAACCGAAATATAACAAAAAACATATAACTATTTATCCCTTGGCTAATAGCAGGACAATATAAAAATGAAAGGGGGTGAAAACTTATGAAAACTATTTTTGTTATGTCAGTTTTTCCTATCCTGATTTATGGTCTAATCATGATTTACATTATTCCGGTTTTTGAACAGGTAGCAAAACACCTGATCCCGTGATTATCCTTTAATAGGATAATCAAAACATTAACCATTAACTAAACAAAGGAGTTAAATTATGAATCCGAAAGCTAACAAATTCGCCAGTAAAAAAACTGCTTCTGTCAATGCAATTCCGGCCACAAATAACGGTTTCCGTGAAATTGCAGAAAAATCAATTAAGGAATGTCTTACAGTTGAATTGAAACCGCTATTTGATTCCTTGCTCCACCTGTCCAAAAAACTGCAATCGACACAGGAGCAACTGCACAATCTCCATGCAATCATGATGCAGGACAACAATGGGCAATTGATTGCCAAGCTTGACCAATTGCTGAATAAAACCAATTCAGTTAAACCGGCTGAAACTGGCGAACAGGAAAAAACGGATAACAACAATAAATCCCCGCTGGAAATCATGAATAAACATTTTTCCGGTAACATCCCTGATGATGCAGCATTTAACAGATTTTTTGCATCGGCTGATTTTACCAGCCCTGAAACACTGGCCGAATCGTTTGCAGATTACAACCGTAAGGCGGAAAAGCTGCTTTGTGCAAGGAGATCCAATAAAGAGTTTCTGGCTTCAGCTTGGCAGACACATGTTGATTTAAACGGCAATGCAAAACCGGCTATTAAAGAAGTTCCGGCAACCTCTCCGGTTAAATCCCTTACAACATGGTCAAAAGAGCTTGGCACGGATAAAGGCACATTGCAGGAATTTGCGGATTTTATCAAAAATCAAGGGTTTATTGCAGACGATGATTCCAGCCTGTTAATCGATGATTGTGAAAATATCGAATGCTCTGATGAACTGGAAGATTTTATGGCATGGTTAAAAGCATCTTTACATGTTAAATAATTGATTTATAGATTGCCTGATATATTAGTTTTATCAGGCAATCAATTAAACCAGTTATTGCAGAGCAAACAAAAACCACTAACAAAGGAGGATAAATAAAATGAATAAATACCAGTTGAAAAAACAGAGTGCTGAACAGGTAAACAAATATCAACAAATGAAATTACAACGGAAAGGAGAAGATGATAAAACAATTGATTTAACCGATGAAATAAAACCGGAAATGGAAAAAGGTTTAAAACCCATTATTCACAAATCCATTAAACAACAATTCAATGATGATTCAAATCAATGTCTTTATGGTTTAGTCCAATTGCTATTAGATAAACAACTTATTACTAATGATGAGTATTTAAAATACTGTTTACACATTCAGTCAGTCAAAAAATAAACCGGAAGGAGAATAAATATAGAATGATGCAAGGTGAACATGCAAAGAATAAAACCGATAAAGTATATCTGTTTATCGGAAACAATGGAGCAGTGAGATATAATGTTAATAGTTTAAATGCAGCTAATAGCATTGGCTATACTGATAGAGCAAAACAAAGGTTAGAATTATTTGAAAGGGAGAATAAATAAAAAACTAATTACAGAACTGTTTAACTGTCACCTCCTTCACATTTCCACTTTATCCAAATCCTATTAATTACAGCAAAGGAGAATAACAATGGAATACTACAGATATCTGTCAATTTGCTGGGTAATAACTTTTTTATTGGTTTTATTTTTTCCAAATTACCCTGATGAGGATTCAGGGAATATAACAAGGCGTTTATTTAGCACAATGAGTTTGATTTATTTATCCCTGCTGGTTTTTGAGCGGTTTATAAAATGAATAAATATAACCGGCTATATATGGCTAATAGTAATAATAAAGATTCTGTATTGATCTATTCTGTATATGGTTTATTTTCTATCCTGTTTATTACCGGATTAGTATTATTCATTTAACAATGCATTCAATACATATAGATTTATTCCCCTTTACAGGCAGAAATAAATCTATATGTATTGAATGCACCGATATTTAAGTATTAATATTGGTGCAATTTATAAAGTAGTTAAATAAAGGAGGTGATAAAGTATGAAAATATTAGTTGGAGATAAAATCTATAAATCAGTATTGGAATTGATCGAAGAAGATAAACGAGAACAACAAAGAAGGGAATCAATTGATAATGCTTATGCAGTGCTTTGTTTTTGCATGGTTGGTAACGAGTATCATCATAAGCATTGCAAGAGGTATTAGATTATTGGTTGATAGTTATCTGATCCCCTGACCATATCGGCCAAGGGATTTTTTATTGTTTGCTGATTATCCGGTTTATTCTGGGATAGGTTTATATCGGTTTTATCTGTCTAATTGGTTCACTATGTGATTATTCATATTCTGGTAATGCTCTGATATTAGTTTGATCTGAAAAGGGCGTATAGGTCAAATTTGTTTGTTTTAGAATATAATTCATTTTCCAATATTAATCGGATAGCCTGGGTTTAATCTGATTGTATTAGTTATTAATCGGACTGTATATTATTTAATCAGATACTCCCACCAATTGATTTTTTTAATAAATTGTATGCTAAGAGGTAGCGTAATAAAATTTTTACTATTTTTAGATTTATATTTAAGTATAGATATTTAGTAAATATACAAACAAAGATAGTGTAATAAATATCTATGATTATTTTAAAATATGAACAATCATAGATATGACCTCCGTAAATTTTTTTATATGTTTTAGATTTGTATTTAAGTATAGGCATTTAATTATTTTTTAAAATACCAAAATTTTAAAATTTTTTTTCTAGTTTTTTTATTTTTTATTCTTAGATAAACTACTTGTTCAAATGTTTTAGTTTTAAATATATGTGGTTGATTACACCATGCAGCTAGGCAAGAATAAAAAGAACTATTTATTGATTTATAACAATTACTATCTCTCATTATATATGGGAGAATATTATTTTGTTTGAGATAAAATATCCTTTGCTTTATATTTTCTATTGTATCTTTTTTGTTTATATAAACACACATTTTTATTTTCCAATTTTTTGAAATATATTTTTTTAAAATGGGTATTTTTTCTTTTATAATTGGAAATAAATTTATGTTGTCAAATGCAAAAATGTATTCTCCTATATATTTTAACTGGGAGAGTTTTTTGGCTTTTTCTTCAGTAAGATACCTTATATCTAAACCAGCATTAAATTTAACTTTGTATTTTTTTTGGATCATTATATCCAAAATATTTAAACTATCTTCAAAAGCTAAAAAATTATTATCTAAAAAATTAATTTGTTTGTGTTGTATTCTTTTTTCCCAATCATAGTATTTTTGTATGTTTCCTTCTTTTTTAGGAACAATACAAAAATAACATTTGTTAGGGCATCCTCTAGTTATAAAAATATAAGAAAACTTTGAATCTGGATAAATAGAATAATCTTCTATTAATTGGTCTATATCTTGTGGTAATTTGATTATAAGATTATGTCCTGTACCTCCAACTAGTGTGGGTTGTTTTTTAAATATTATTCTATTTTTATTTTGTGCAAAAATAACAGAAACAAAGGTTAAATCATATTTTGTATTATCTATAACTTTATGTTTTTTATGTGGGTAGGCATTAAAACCAATTTTTAAAAAAACAGCTTGAGGATATTTTGTTTTTAATTTCATCAGAGCAATGTTAGGAATTTTGGAATCAACATCAACCAATAAAACTTTTAATTGTTTTTTTAAAATTATCCTTTGCATAGTTCCTCCAAATATACTTTTATTTATAAAAATGATATCATTATATATAATGATTGTCGATCAAAAAATTTTAGTAAGTTTAGAAAAAAGGAGTAATTATAGATAAAAAGAGGCTTCCAAATTTCCTTTATATGGGCTTTTCTAGGAAAGGGGTAGGTTATGACATGGGTTAAGAGAATTGTATTTTGGTTTGTTTTGATGATTGGTATAAGTTTTAATTGTTATGGTTATGATCGGGAAAAAGATTTTGGAGGATGGATTGATTTGGATGGGGATGGGCAAAATACCAGAGAGGAAGTTTTAGAAAGAGATAGTTTGGTAGGAGTAGAAAAAGATACTTATGGAAATATTAGTTGGGGAATATGGTTTTGTCCTTATTCTGGTTTATTTTTTGATAATCCAAAAATGTTGGATATAGATCATTTTGTACCTTTGGCTGAAGTTTATGAATCTGGTGGGGATGAATGGGAAAAGAATAAAAAAATAAATTATGCAAATTATCTTTTAGATAAACAACATCTGGTAGTCACTTGGAAAAAATATAATCGAAGTAAAGGTAGTAAAGATATTGGGGAATGGTTGCCTTTGATATATGTGGAAGAATATATTTATTTGTGGTGGAAAATCAAAAATGATTGGAATTTATGTTTTGATAAAAAAGAAATAGAAAAATTAAAGGGATATGATATTATAGAAGAAAACTTATGTAAGGAGAGATAAAATGAATATATGTGAGGAAAAAGAAATCTGTTTAAATGTTCCAGTTATTTATCAGGAAAAACCTACCAGAAATAAAGGTGGGGATTGTTTTGCTTATGCTTTTATGGCTGGATTACATTATTTTTATCCAGAGAATAAAATAAATCTGGATGATTTATGGGAATGTTTCATGGGAGAATCGGTAGGAGGAAAGCCTTGTTTATGTAATAGTTGGAATTATTATAATAGAACTTTTTTGAAATTAAATAGTAAAGGCTATATGTTGGAATTTTTATCAGGTATTGTTTTACCTGATTATTCTGAAACAAATATTTGGAGTTATGATTTCTATCGTTTTAATAATCATAAAGGATTTTTTAATAAAGTTTATGATTTATTAGATAATGGTTGGTTATTATTATTCAGTATTGATAATGATGGGAATGGATCTTATAAATTAGATAGTGATGGTAAATTGTGTAAAAATAGTATTAATCATTTGGTTTTAGTCGATGGAATTAAATCTCAATGGGATGATGTTGAGAACATGGATGGATGCAGGAGTTTTGTATATTATGTGCATGTGGTATGTTCTACGAAGGGTGGTTATTGGATAAAATTAAGTGATTTCATTGATAAACATGGGGCGGCTGCATGGTGGCAATTTAGAGGTTATATTCCTTAATTTTACTGATATATTCATTATTATTTAAGAATATTCAAATATTTTAAAGGTATTGATTGTAATTTACAAATAAATTATACTTAATATGATTGGTAATTTATGGAAAGGAGGTTTTAAAGTTGTTATTGTAGTATTGGTCTATTTTTTAACATATAAACCTAAAAAGGAGATGTATTATGAAAAAACTTATTTTTACTGTTTTGTTTCTTGGTATGGCTATTCCTGCTTTTGCTTTAAATCCTTTGCCTAAATTGGGCAGAGATATCATTCCTCTATTTAATGGCACCAATGATGATTATGCTGTGGTTAAAACCTTGACTGCTGCTTCTCAGAATGTGTTTGCTAGTGCCTTGACTCAAGATGAAGTTGTCAGGTTTTGGGCAGAGGAGGATTTTTCCTATAGTGTGGCAGCTTCTCCTACGGCAGTTGTGGCTACCAGTCACCGTATTCCTGCATTTACCGTTATTTACATGGTTATTCATAAAGATAATAATATGGCGATTATTGGTACGGGTAGCAGTATGAAATTTTATCTTAGCAAATAATTAGTTTAATAATAGTAGGGAGGTATTATGAAATTAAAAAGATTTTTACATGGTATAGTTATTGTTCCCTTAATTGCTGTATTAACCTGTACTCAAGCCTTTGGTTTATCTTTTCTTGATTTAGATGGTTTAAATCAATTTTCTGGTGGTGTAAATGGTGGTGTAAAAACTATCTATACTTTAAAATTAGGTTTAAATACTGCACAAACTAATCCCCTGACCGCGCTGACCGGCACCAACGCCACGCAGGTAGCAACGTCGGCAGTGGTCGTCTCCACGGAAGCCGGGGTGCTGGAGACGATAGCGGCTGGGTATCCGGCGATCCCTGGCGGTAATTACGAAGGCAGCGGAACGTGGTCAATCACCAACACCGGAGCCACCGCCGCGCTGCTCTCCTCCGGCCTGACCCGTTACAGCGGAAGTACCTACGGGCCGGGCAATCTGGGCGTGCTGGCAGAACCGGCGGCGACGAACCGGTGCTTGCAGTCGCAGGAGTTTGACACGACGTGGGCTGTTTATGAGTCAGCAATAGATGACCAAACCACAGATACTACAGCGCCAGACGGTACGGCTACTGCGGATAAAATTACAGCCACGGTAAACTCAAGTAGTTCTCAAGTCTACCAGGTGATTACGTTAGCAAACACAACGAGATATACTTGGAGTGTTTTTGCGAAAAAAGGGACGACTAATTTCATCGCTGTAAATTCAGCGAATGGAGGGAATTTATTCACTTATTTTGACTTAAGCACTGGTGC